GTGACCGTCACAGAGACTGCGTGTGAAGTAGTGGAGTTGACCTCAGATGAAGGTGCCGAGTTGTTCGACAGCATCGCTCAGAACAACATGGGCATCACAGGGGCGGAGTTTGTGCGACGTTGGAACGCAGGGGAATTTGAAGGGATCAACTGGGACGACGTTCCAGGGCTGACGTCGGTCGCGACGGCGCTGCCTTTCGCAGGCATCTGAGAGACACGTTTGCCAAAGTGCCTGGTCGCACCCCTCACGACGCGATCCGTAATTACATAGATCCGCTTCAACAGGCGGTTTCATGTTTAGGGTGCGCCAAGATCCAACTTTCACAAACGCCCAAGAGGTACGGCGAATTCGGAGCATGGATCCTCAACGGGGGCAACGGAATGGTGCTCCGAGGATTCGGTAAGTTCTACGCCACCCAGCGGTTTGAGTTAGTTCCTACGACAGCGGATCTGCACGATGCTCCTGAAAAGGAGCCCTTTCGGGTTTCGACGCGCGAATATATCTACCGACTCGAAATTGCTAATGAGAGTCATGTCATCGAATGGCACTGGCACCCGGTAGGGAACAGCGACGAGCGGCGCCCCCACATCCACCCTGCAATCAACCGGGATGCGCATCTCCCCGGTCCCCGGGTGGTGCTGGAAGACGTAATAGAGGGCTGTATCGCACTAGGCGCGACACCTGCCTGCGAGGACTGGAAAGAGCGGCTAGCCGCCAGCGGTGGCGTCCACAAGCTGTACAGGACATGGGTCCACGAGCCTGGCGATCTAAAGAAGCCTGCAGTAAAAGAGGACTAGCTAGCTTTCACGTGGTCCCGAACTTGGGACGCGTGAGCGCCAAGAGCCGCTGAGGCCGCCGGGAGAGGGCCACATCGCACCAGCAGCCGGTTTCACCTTCCGTGGATCGTGTTGGTGGCGAATAAAAAACGGGATTTCAGTGACGGTTGGGTGTTGAAAACAAATTGGGGCAGGGGGGGCGTTTGCCTAAGCCATGAGGGGCGGGCGCCGGACCCCTCGGGTTCACTCCCCCGGGGGGTCGTCGTGGAGTGCGGCTTGTCCGAGGCGCTCGACGTAGCCGCTGACGGTGGGCAGCACTGGCCGAAATCCGCAGCGGGCCACGTGCCAGGCGTCGCGCAGATCAGACTTGTTCTTGGCGCGGGCGGCGACGATGCGTGCAGCGGAGGCATCGCCGTTAGGGATCAACGTGTGGGCGCGGTCGCCACCGATCCCGGCAGATTGCAGCAGCGCGCCGAGTCCTTCGACGGCGTAGCCGAATCGTTCGCGCGCCACGAGGGCTTCGGACCATGCGATGACGGCTTTCGGTCCGGCCTTGGTGATCGTCGGCCCGTCGTTGAGGTCATCGGTCGGGATCACTTCAGCGGCAGCTTCAAGCGAATTAGCGTATGGTTCAAGGGATTTAGACCACTGGGCCAATATGGTGTCGGCGTGAGCGTTGAGCGCCTCACCGATCGTGCGCCCCTCCTCGTCCTTGGCGGCGCGGTCTAGGCCGAGCTGCGCAAGCATGTGGTCAAGAAGGTGGCCGGTTACCACAGGGTCAGCGTGGTAATCCTGGTCCTTCTTCATGCAGCTGAGCACGGAGTACCTGAGGGCGTCCGCGCTGCCAGCACCGATCTGCGCCTTCTCGACCAACGCTCGGGCCGAGGCCACAGCCTCTACGAATGGATCGGGCAGCGGAATTTCAAGGCGTTCGGCGGCGCGTTGCACCTGGACGAGGTAGGAACGGGTTGTGGCGGTGTAGACGGACATGTGTTTGTCTCCTAGTAGTTTTCGTTGAAAGCGATTTCGCCGGTTAGGGCTTCGCGCAGGAAGTTGATTTCGACTTGACGCGGGTGTTTCCGGGGCCGGTGATTGTTGCCCTCGCCCGGTACGTAGTTGGACGATTCAGGCTGCGGTGCGGGAGGAGTGCCGAGGCGTTCGTAAAGACGCTTAAGGTCCTCGGAATCGGCACTGTCCGTTGCGGTCTCGTCGCCACGCAGTCGCCGTAGCAGATCGGTGGCAGGGGCTTCGGTGTCACTGTTGAGCTGCTGTAGCACCTGCTTCCAGTCGGGTTTATCCATGTGGTTCTTGCCTTTCGTCGAAGATCCAGCGCCCGCCGACTTTGCGTTGCCCGGATTTGAGTGCGTGGCGGCGGATGGTGCGGGGCGAAACTCCAAGGCGCTCAGCCCTTTGTTGCACTGTCTCCAATTCTGCTCCCGCCGTTTCGGGGTGTCCAGAAACCTGTCCGCTATCGGACACACTGCGCTGCAACGCTTCCCATGTTCGATGCAAGGCCGGTGGGATCGGGGTGCCTTGGCGGCGACGGCGCGCTAGTTCCTCCCCGAGCACCCATGCGGCGGTGCGAAGATCCCGCACGCTGACCACGCGGTGCTCTCCCGTGGCGCATTGGGTGCAAGGCTGCGCTGTCGTGCTCATGCCGCCCCCGTCGCCTCGTCCTGGCCGTCTTTGGTGGTGATTTCCTGCTTCTTTCGCGGCGGGTACGAGTTGACCACCACGGCGGCGGTAACCCCGAGCGGCCGCTGCTCGTGCGGCAGGGAATCGAACCACTCCCGGCACGAGGCCAGCGCAGGGCATTGGCGGCATATCCGCGTCGCTGCCTGGCGGGCGTAGTCGCGCTCGTCCAGGGCGCCTCGGCCATCGCCGATAGCGGCGTCGAACAACTCGTGCCGTCCCCGGCAGCGCGCCCCAGGCAGTACAGGCGTGGCTAGTTCGGCCAGCAGCGTGTCCCAGTTCACCGCGCCCCCTCCTGGTCCTGAGCATCTGTTTCGTTGAGTGCTTGTGCGGCAGCCCAATTGCCGTGTCGTGGGCAGTCGGTGAGGTTGTCCAGGCGCCCGTAGTCGTCACAGTGTGGGCAGTTGCGTATCTGCGGGATCGCTTCGCGGCGGGTGTTGGCGCGCTCGCGTGTCTTGCGGCAGTGTGCGCAGTAGCGGCAGGACATCAGGCGGTTCTCCCTCCCTGGGCTTGCGCCCAGCTGACGTGACGCGGGCAGGGCTTGAGTCCGTCATCGACTTCGATCCGGCCCAAGTCGTCGCAATCCGGGCAGTCCCGAATCACCTGCACGGCTGCGCGTTTGCGTTCGGCCTCCGACGCCGTGGCAGCCTTGCGCAGCGCTGCGCAGTCGCGGCAGCTCTCACCCACCCAGGCATCAGGTGCGATGTGCGCGTGCTTGGCGCAACGCGTCCCCGTCTCATTGCCGTTAGCTGATTGCCGCCCTCGGCTGGCGGGGGTGATCGCGTAGGCGTCCGGGTCGTCAAGTTCCGTACCCCCATAACGCAACCCCCTCTTTTGATGTGGTCCTGATGTGGTGGGGGGCACCGCCGTGCGGGTCAAAGAGGCACCGCCGTACGGGCTATCGGACCGTTGACCCGCACCGCTGTGCGGGCTTTGGCTGTTTTGACCCGCACGGCCATGCGGGGTATCACCGTTTTGACCCGCACCGCCATGCGGGGTATTTGCGATCGGAACCAGCCGATACACGGCGGCATGACGCTTGAATCCGTTTGCTGTGCGCTGGATGAGCCCCAGCTCGCGGCCTCGCTTGAGCGCCGTTTCCACAGCCCGTTCGGTGAGCCCGCATTTCCGCATGAGCCCTTCTATTCCAGGCCGCGCGTTGGTGCCGTCCGCGTAGTCGGCGAACGTCTCAAGCGCCAGGAGAACTATCCGCTGGGCCAACGTCAGGGCCTTGGCCCCGAGAACATAATCGCGCCAGTCACGGCGCTGCTCTGGCGTCACGGTAAGCCGCCCTGTGCGTCAGCAGGCAATGCACGGCTTCGGCTAGCGCGCACGCTGGCGTGCAACTGGGCCGCGCGATGCACGTCGCAGCGCACAACAGGGCGCACACCATCACGCACCGTGACGCACAACTCGTGCACTCCCCCAGGCCCATCGGGCAGCCGACCAACAAGCCCGCCGCCCAATGGTGCCCGTGCGCACTCACGCAGAGGCATCGCGCTCCACCGCGTGATGAGTGCAATCTGTTCCGATCACAAGGACTCCACGACCTCAGCGGCGGCGCGCAGCGCATCAGTCAGGCGTCGCGCCGCGCTCGCTTCCATCCAGTCCTCGACACCATTGACCCAACGCACGCCCCACTCAACCGAACCATCTGCGGCCTGCTGGGTGCCCTCTATGAGCACATGCCCCAAGCCCTCGCCCACCTCGAACCGGGCGCCCTCTAGCCTGCGCCCCCAGTCCGGCGATTCCTTAGAGCCCATGTTCATCCACTGGTCAGCATGTGAGGCTTGAGCTGGGATCGGCACATGCGCGAACCGGATACCAGCTTGATGCGTCTCGATATCGAGGGTGATCTTGAAAAGGAGACTCAACGCTGCGTTGTCGGCCTGACTCGTGGCCCGCCATGGCGTGACCCCAGCCGCCGCCAACTCCTCGGCGCGCTCCAACTGCGCTACCCAGTCAGCCGGTAGTCGATCAACCAAGTCACGCCATGTCCGGGTGTCGTCGCCAAATTCGATCTGTACCATGAGATTTACCTACTTTCTGTTGATGGTTGGTTGCAGCGGCTCCCGCCCGACGTTGCCGCGTCGGGGACTACGGGGGCCGTTGGCATAGCCGAACTTGTGCCGACGAGCTGAACTTGTGCGCGATATTCGCGCTTGGCCCCGTCAGCGTCGGTCACGGTCACCGTGATCACATCGCCCTCGGCCTCCACGCTGGCCGTGGAATTCGGAACCACCTTGCCATCCCGAATAATGCATGGCGACAAGGGAACCCACGGCTCTTGCGCTAGCCGCGCCGCGATCCTGTACGCCTCGATACTCACGCCGCGCCTTCAAGCTTGGCGATGTACTCGTTGATCTGCCTGTCAGTGCTGAATCGGCGCTTACCAATCCTCACGCTGGCGAGGGCACCAGAGTGCCAGAGCTGGAACACCAGCGTTCTGCTGATACCTCCGAGCTTTGCCCCCACTGCCTTGTGGTCGTGCATTGCGTCCTCCTCCGTTCATGGCTGCTTGTGCGTTCAAACACGCAGACATCCGATAAGTTGCGTTTCTGCGACTCAATAGATACCAGGCGGATGGCAATGAACGCAAGCAGTGCATATCCTGCGTGTCATGACGCAATCAGGGCCGAAAAGGCCGAGTTGGACGGAACGGCCGCCCGACAGCTGGGCGGAACGTGAAGCGCATAGATTGGCGCGCGAGGTTTACCGGCTTCGCGGAAAGAGGTCAGCGCAGTGGCTTGCGGCTCGGACCAAGGAACTCGGCCACGAAGTATCCCGTTCGGTGATTTCCGATTTGGAGAATGGGCGACGTAGGTATGTCACGACCGCTGAGCTAGTAATACTCGCTGCCGCACTCGATACGTCCCCAGTAACGCTGATGTACCCCGGCCCGTATTCCGATTCGGTGGAATTTCTACCTGAACGAGAAGTTCCGGAATTCGATGCAGCGCAGTGGTTTTCGGCAAACGGGTGGTCGCAAGAGCTAGCGAGTGCGTTCGACGGCGATTTCGGATTTGCTTGGCGCACAGATCAGCTTCGCCAATGGCGACGCCTGGCGGAATTGGAAGATGCCCGCGCCCGCGTGACGGCGCGAGCCGAACTTGACCGTGACCGCGATCAAATCGAAATGTACGACAGAATGATTCGCGAATTGTGGCAACAAATCGAGGGTAACGAGGATGCCTAGGCAGCGGCTCGCTCCGGGGGAGCACGGCAAGATCACCGAACGGGTAAGTGGTCGAATGTTTTTCGCTTCTACCTACGTGCGTGACTCTGATGGCAAGCGGCGACGAGTAGAGCGGTCCAGCGAGAAATCTGCCGAGGATGCGCGGCGCGCGCTCCAGCGGCACTTGAACGCCCGACGCGCGCCGCTCTCCGGGCAACTGGTGACAGAAAAAACCGCCCTCACTGACTTGTTCGATCTGTGGATCGAAGCAAAGGCAGCCGAGGACGGCGTTCTACAGCAGACGGTAGACCAGTATCGGGCGGTATGGAAAACCCATGGCGCCGCCCAGTTGGGCTCCCTAAGGGTCACGGAGTTACGCACCCAATCGGCGCACAACTATCTACAGGGGATGGGGGCAACGACTCAGGCCAAGCGGCTGCGCACGGTGCTGTCGGGAATGTTCTCGATGGCCGTTAGATTCGATGTCCTACCGGTGAACCCGATCCGCGAGGCGAAGCCGGTCAAAACGACGCGTAAGCCAGCTCGCGCGGCTACAGCAGCTGAGTTCCGGCAGATCCGGGCTGCCGTCCAGGCGTACTCGACTCGGAAAGGTTCCGGGCCGCGTCCTGGCCGACTTCTCGCCGCATTCATTGACGTGTTGGTGGCGACAGGTTGCCGACCCAGCGAAGTACTAGCTACGAGGTGGTCTGATGTTGACCTGTTGGCGGACCCACCTACCCTGACGATTACCGGGACGTTGATCGACCACGGGCGCATCGTGGGTAAGCCACTGCACCGGCAGGACCACCGCAAGCACCATGCTCCCCCGCACACCGTTGTTCTACCCAAGTTTGGTGTTGAGACCCTCACGGAGCTTGTCGGAGAGTCCGGTATGGAAGGCCCAGTGTTCGCCAATCGTCAGGGCGGCTGGATGTCCCTAGCCAACATGCGTCGGGCTCTGCGTGCAGCTCTGCCGGATGAACTGAGCTGGGTCACGCCGCACTCGTTCAGACGCACGGTCGCCACCGTTGTCCGTGATGCTCACGGCCCTGATAAGGCGCAGCAGCAGCTCTCCCATTCCAAGTTGGCCACCACCGAGGCGCATTACTTAGAGCGCCAGACCCGAGGCCCCGATGTCCGAGCGGCTTTGGAGCAGTTCGCTGAAAGTGGCGGCTAAAAGTGGAGGGAAAGTATCAGATTCCGGGCGTGTCACGCACTCCGTAACGCGTATTTGCACTGATAGATGGTGCGCCCGAAGGGATTCGAACCCCTAACCTTCTGGTCAGTAGTTCGAAACCCGTTGACCTGCATCGACACCGAGCCTACAGACCTCGTAGCGCACCGCAGCAGGCGGCGCGCAGCAGAACTCGAAGCCGATGCCGCATGACACTACGGGTCTGGTTACGCATGTTTGCTGAATTCGACTGCCAGATGATCGGATCTTGCAGTTTGATAACAAACCCCTTGGAAATATCTGTGAATTTCCGACTTCGATTTACGGTTCCGCTCTAATGACAACTTCAAGGGGGACTGGACCGGCGCCGCTACCGGCGCCACCAGAATGGCAGGGGATAATCGCGAAGTACCGCACCGCTTTGGAGGCGGACGGTAGCCCGCGGACGACCATCGCGACACGCATGTCGCACCTTCACCGATTAGCCCGCGGACTGGATGCGGCGCCCTATGAGGTGACCGAGGAAACGCTCATCGAGTGGTTTGCTAAGCAAAAACACTGGCAACGCGAAACTCGTCGCGGATACCGGACGACAACTCGGGGGTTTTTCGGCTGGGCGCATGCCAAGGGACACCTTTTGTCTAACCCAGCCGCCGGGCTGGAGGCCGTCTCGCCGGAGCCACCGGCACCTAAACCGGCACCAGATCGCGTGTGGAAAGAGTCGCTTCTGGCGGCCGACCCCCGCACCATGGTCATGCTGTACCTGGCCTGCGATGGCGGGTTACGACGCGGTGAAGTCGCCGCCGTGCACACAGACGACCTACTGGAGGGCATCGGGGGATACCTTCTGGTCGTTCATGGCAAGGGCGGCAAGGAGCGGACCATACCCATTTCCGATGACCTCGCGGACATGGTCGCGGCCGGGCCAGGTGGTCACACCCCGGGCCTAGGGTCGGGCGGGTATCTATTCCCTGGCGACGACAACGGGCACCTGTCCCCGCGATGGGTCGGCAAGTTGTGCGCAAAGGCGATGCCGGGTGTGTGGACGATGCACAAGCTGCGCCACCGTTTCGCTACACGTGCATACCGGGGCACACGGGACATACGCGCCGTGCAGGAGTTGTTGGGCCACTCATCGGTTGCTACTACGCAGCTATACACCGCTGTGGATGACGACGAAAAGCGGGCAGCCATGATGGCTGCCTCCTCTGGACCGCCCCCTCTAGCGAAGGCGGCGAGGTGGGCTGGCAGCGCGGTCGCAGGCGGCGCCGCTGCCGTCGCTGTTATTGCATCGACGGCATTACTATCTGATCAATTGCCCCCGTTATACCCCGGAAGTTAAGCAGGCGCCGGTAGGGTTACGCCGCATGCCTGCCCGCAAGTCACCGTGGCTAAACGCACGAGCAAACCTGCTCATCCAGACGCTAGCCGAGCAATACGGGCTGACTATCAGCGAGAGCACTGCCCGCGAGGACGTCTCCGCGCATGTGGATTTCGTTGCCGAGCGCATGCGGATTCAGCGGCGCGCGGCGAAAGCGTACGTCACCGAGGACGTCATCCACGGGTTAGCGGAGCACATCGCGAAATGCGTCAGGGAAGCGCTCGACGCTGCACCGGAGGGTGCAGCCGAGCCGCCGAGACTCCGGGTCGTCGACCCTGAATAGAAGGAGGGCCACCCATCCCCTCGGGTGGCCCTCCTTCCCCTACGGCAGTCAGCGACCGGCGGCCACGAGCATGGCGTCCACACCGGTGGCCGCGAATTCGTTGGAGCGGTCGACGTCGGCAATCAGCTGGGCGTACGACGTGACGGCCTGCATGACGCCGCCCGCGGTCATCTGGCCACCCTTGATGAAGTGGTCCAGGATTCCGCGCTGTTCGTCCTGGCTGTAGGACAGCTTCTTGGCCACGACCTCGATCACGTCGGCCGGGGCGGTGAGCGGGGTGCCGCTGGTCTCCTCCAGCTTCTCAATAGCGGTCTTCACGTAGTCGACGTTCATGAAGGACGCGACGGCGTCGCGGACCTGCTTCTTGATCAGGTCGTTGGCGGCGTCGATGGTGTCTGCCGACCAGTTCACCTTGCCGTCGTCCAGCTTCTTGCCGAGGTGGATCTTGCGCATGGCATCGGCGTTGATGGTGAGGCCGTTGTCGCAGATCCTGATACGCAGCTCTGGGGTGATGGTGAGTGCGCCGCCGCCGGTCTCGCTGTTGGTGACCAGCATTCCGGCGTAGACGACGGGCAGGGTGTTGGCGGCTTCGCCGCCGTGTGCTGTGCCTGCCCAGGGTGAGCGGTAGCCCTCCAGCAGCTTGGGGGCAACGACCTCCAGCTCCGGTGCGGTCACCCGCAGGTACAGCCTCTCGTCGGACAAGTCGGCGCCGCGGATGTGCTGGGCGCCGAGACCGGCCGCGCGCATCCCATCGAGCAGTGCGAGCACGGTGTCGAGGTTGTCGCGGATGCCGTACCGGTCTGACAGCACGGCGCGGACGATGCCGTGGGTGCCGGGGTACATGGGGTCGCTGCCCGACAGCATGCGGACGAGAACCTTCTTGGCGGGGTCGTGCACCCGGGCCAGTTCGTTGACGTTGGTGTCCATCAGTTCCAGGTGCTGCGCGCGCAGCTTCCGGACATAGCGGGTGGGGATGTCGAGGACGTCGCCGAGCTGGCTGTCGGAGCGGTCGGTCATCCGGTATGTCCCGTTGAAGTCGGTGACGCCTTCGTCGTTGATGTCGGGCGCCTGGTCCGAGATGACCAGGTTGCCGCTGGTGAACCGGACGTCGGAGACGGGCATGACGACGTCCACCTTCTGCCGGTGCTGCTGCTCCAGCAGCGTTATGAGGTTTCCGATGTTGGCGTTGCGCAGGGTGCGGGCGGGTACTGCGGGGAGTGTTGGTGCGGTCATGGTTTCCTCCTGGTTGATGTTTGCTTAACCGATGGCTCGAATGTATAGCGCACTATACGTTTTAGGCAAGCATGAGCAAGAAGAAAAAGAAATCACCCCCGCCCACATGGGGCGGGGGTGAGAAGTAACCAGGAAGAGTCAGGCGGCAACCGCCGGAATCACACCGGGCCAGAAGTGGATACGACCCTGCCGATGACAAGGCCCGAGGGATTCGATGGCGCTGCGGATCGCGTAGACGTCGTCACCTCCCCGCCGGGCCGCCACCACCACCGCGACCTCGTATCCGAACTCGACGACCCGGTCACCGCGATAGGCGAGACACGGCGGCCGGTGACCCCGACCTACCCAGTCGAAGGCCGGACGTACGTCCGGGTGCGGTTCGTGGACAAGCATGGAGCGGCTGACCGCATCCAACTCGTCCGCGGTCAGCGTGATTGCAGTGCTTGCAATTGACATGGTGAGACCTTCCCTGGTGTTCGCTGGAAATTCCACTTGAACGTATAGCGCGCTATACGTTGTGTCGAGAGGGGTTGGTCGTCAACGCCCCCTATCGCGGCTACCCCGGTTTAGAGTTCGGCCATGAGAATTAGGTGGGGGCTGTACACGGTGTTTGCGGCCATGACCGTGGGGTGCGGCGGGGCACCGGTGCAGGAGGCGCCGCCAACTACGTCCGCGGCGCAGAAACCGGCGATACTGCCCCAGACGTCGGTCGACATGAGCGGCTGGAGAGCCGAGATACTTGCCTCCAGCCCGGATGCATCACCGGACATGGCACGCATGTACGAACTGACGGTCAAGAATTGCGACAAAACCGTCAACGAGTTCGAGTCAATGATCGCCGCCGACACCGACGGCACCATGACCATCGTCCGGCGCGGCATGCGTTACGTGTGCCCCACTCGCCTGGAACGGGTCAACCAGGCCCAGTCCAACAACAACCAGGGCGGCCGGGATGTAGACCGAGCATGCGACACCGCGCCCGCCAACCGAACACAACGTGAACAGGATCTAGCCGCGGCTGCCGGTTGTTAGCGCAACCCCATCACCCAGTCAGATTTGTTGCAGCAACGCCCCACTTACTGCGGGAATATCCTCGTTTGGCTGGACGCCAGCCAATTCCTACTACTACGCTCCCAGTAGCCAATCAGCCGGACCAGAGGCCGGTTCTAATTAATTGCGCCGGGGGTGTTGATGTCGGGCGACGAGAACGTTCTCAAGTTTGACCTTGCGGCGTTGGGCAAGCTCGGCCCGCACCTGCGGACGCTCGCTGATCAGCTCACACAGAGCACGGCGGCCAGTGTTGCGGCCCCTGCTGGTGCTGATCCGGGGTTGGCGGCGCTGTATGGGGTGTCGAAAGCCATCGCGGATGTGAAGCGGATCGGGGCCGCGCGGTTGAACACCATCGCTGATTTCGCCGACGAGGCCCAGCAGGCTTTCGCGATCACGGAGAGTTCATTGGCGGCCGGGTACGGCAATCTGCCCAGCATCTATCAGCCACCGAAGCGGGCATAGGGACACTCGTGGTGACGCCACTGGATGAGTTCATGGCCAAGAAGGCCAACGACTATATGGCGGTGGTGGACACCTGGCGTCCACAAACCCGGCAGTTCAAAGAGACCTACGACGAGTACAAACGGTGGGTCGGGGCTCCTAATGGCACCGAGTGGACCGGGCGCACCTCGAACGCGGCCTATGACACGGCATCCACCGATTGCCACGGCTCGGATAACACCGACGACGCCGCCGAAGACGGCGGAAAACTCGTGGCCGCCACCATCCAATACGAAGTCGTCGAGCCACTGGTCAATGGCCAACGTCTCATCGAGAGCGTGCTGGCACACAAGGACCAGGGCGTTTCAATCGATCAGAGCTACAACATGGCCTACCACCCCGCTGAGGGTGAGAGCGATGAGTCGATAGCAAAGAACCGCGAACATGTCGCCGACATTGAGCGCCAAGTCAAAGGGTATGTCGCTCAGTGGGATAAGGGCTGTCAAACCCTCAAGGCCCAGGCTGACGCCATCGCCCAGAAGATCACCGGCTGCATCAACCCCAAAACCGCCCTGGTCGATGGCCGCAAGATCCTGCGCGACGCCGCCACCCCGAAGCCGGGCGACTCGTCGGCTCAGGACGCCAACTTCTACAAGGACTGGTACCCCAAGGCCACCGACCCGGCCAGCACGCAGGCCGCAGCCGCTACCGCCACCGATCCACACGCACCAGTGCTTGGGCCGCCCTCACCCGGCGACAAGCCCTTCCAGCCCGATCCACGCGCAGGTGGCCTCACCGACAAACTGGGCGTGATGGGTATTACCGAGCCCAAAAGCCCGCTCGACAAACCTCCCGCTCCACCGGACGCGCGCACGGTACCCGCACCCAAGTTGGACCCCAACACCCCGCAGGGGAAAGCGGCCATCGACAAGTTCCGCAGCATCTTGGCCACGCAGTATCCGCCTGATCAGGTGGAGGCCAAGCTGTCCGATGCGATCAAGGGCGCCCAGCAGGACCGGCCCATGGTCGCAACACCCGAACCCGGTACGCCCGAACGTGTTCGGCAATCCGGTGGCGAGGCTTTCGCCGAGTCGTGGGATCAAGCTGGCCGCGCCAAGGATGACCTGCTGGGTATCAACGGTGGCGACCACGCGAAAGAGGCGTGGAAGGGCGTCGCTAAAGGGCTGTGGGATGTGGTCAACCCCGATCCCGTCCACCAGGTTGAACGTGGCATCGACCAGGCTAAGGGCGCTATCGATGAGGTCAAATCCGGCATAGACAACCCCAAAGCCTTCATCGGAAAACACGGCATAGAAATCGCCGCAGGCATCGCGACAGCACCCGTCGGCGGTGAAGGCGCATTGCTCGGCACCGAAGGCCGCGCCCTCACCCACGGACTCGAAGACGCTGCGCCAGGGCACCCACCTACCCCGCATAGCGCCGAACCCCACACACCAGTCACAGGACACGCGCCCACCGAACCGCCTAGCGGCCCAACCCATCCCGCACCAGTGGCAGACCACCCAGCACCCGCAGCCGATCACAATGGCGGTGGAAATCACGGCATTCCCTCCAACATCGAGCACGCTGCCGGACTCCCCCGCTCAGCGGACGACATCCTCAACGACTCGCGCGCCGCACACCGCTTCGAACGCGACCAACTCGACTGGGACAGAGGCGAACAGAACCTCCAGGACATAGCAACTCACCGGGGCGTGCACGTCGACGATCTACCGCGCACCCCGGTGTACGACGTTGACCACCCGGCGTACACCGACAAGCACGCTGGCGACCACTCGGCTGAGATCGACCGACATACACAGCTGTGGGAACACGGCCTCAACACCCAAAGCGTCCAACAAGTCCTCGACAATATGGAGGCCACTCGACCGCCCTCCTCTGACCTACGAAGTGACTTGCGCACAGAGCTTGGAGTGCGTGGAACGCAAGACCTGATCGATGCCGGTTACAGTCCGATGGAGGCTGACAGACTCGCGAACAACTATGCGTCTGAGCAATTCCCCGAAGGCCCCGGACTAATTCCGCAGCCCGTGATCCATAACCCAGATATCAAGTTCGGCGGGTACCGCGACGGCCTGACTTATGGTGACTGGCAAGTCAACAACGCGCTTGGTAACTTGACGAAACAGGAGAGAGACGCCTTCAGAGCATGGCTTGAAACCCAAGATCCGAACGCGATAGTAAACACCAGATTTGGCAAAAGGTGATTTGTGGCCGACGAATACTTTGAGTACTTCCTAACGAAGTTCCCTCTCTCAACCAGCGGGCCTGCGTGCACCGATGAACACGTGCGCGACTACGCCGGGCTGGTTCCCGATTGCCTTATTTCGTATTGGCAGGAGTACGGATTCTCCGGCGTTGGCAACGGAATCGCCTGGCTTGTTGATCCGATCGAGTGGAAGGTCACCGCCGACGAGGTCCTCCTCGACACCCTCCGACACCCTCGCCTAGACGAAAACGCGTTGTATATCCCGTTCCTACGTAGCGCTTTCGGGAAGACGTTCTTCTGGACCCCGGGGTACGGGATGTCGATAACCGTTGAGCCCGCCCGAGGATCGGCGTTTTTCTGGGCACCCCCGAAAGACTCGTCACCACATAGCCTTGAACGTGCAATGCAGGCTTTCTTCACGGCTGCAAGGAAAGACCAGTTCGACTTCCGCGGCCGCGATGAGGAACCCATGTTCGATCGCGTGTATGAGCACCTGGGGCCGTTGCAGTTCGACGAGGTGTACGGGTTCGCGCCGGGTCTACGAATTGGCGGTGCTGCGGTTGTGGAGAGTACGCACTTGTTCCAGATTCACGTGCACATGGCGTTCCTGCGTACGGCAATCGGAGACGACTGGTACGTCGCGGGCTAACGCTCGCTCAGGAGATAGAGCCGTCCACGATTTTGTAGATACTGTCGCGCTTTACCTCGGCATCACGTGCCAGCACGGTGGCGCCGACACCCAACGCCTTGGCCTGTTTGACGGCCTCGTAGAACTCGGTGTCGGTCTGCTTGCGCAACACAGCCTGGCGTCGGCGGCGGCGGGCTAGCCGACGGACAGAAGCCCGGGCCGCCTCCTGCTCATCCGACGGGGTATCCATGCGCGCAGTATACCGCGCTATACATGCGTGGAGGCAACCGGCTGGTACGGGAAAACGCCCCGGCCCGAAGGCCGGGGCGTCCTCCAGCTATCGCGTGGGTCTAGGGGCGGCGGTCCTCCAGATCAGTCACCCGGTCGTACAGGGCGGTGTGTCTGCGGTTCTGCTCGCGAACGTCGCCGTGCAGGCCGCCAACTTCCTTGCGCAGGTCGGACATCTCCTCGCGGATACCGCGCAGGTCGCGCATGGCATCGGCGAATCTGTCGACCAGATACTCGACGCCGCGGACTGCGCGGTCCACGTCGTCGCGCAGGTTGGTCTCGTGTGAGTTCACTACCTGCTCCTCCACTCCTGCCAACTTCGCCTCGACCGCGTCGACGCTTTTGTTGACGGCGGTTACGTGCTTGCGGCTGGAGAAGTGCGAGGTGATGTACGCGGTGCCCCAGCCGCCGACGGCCGCGATGGTCAGGGCGGCTAGGTCCATCCAGGAGTCAGCGCCCACTCCCCCGCTCACTCAGCCGAGCCGCTCGTCGGAACGATGCTGGGCGTGGTGTTGGTGTTGGCCGCTGCGAGCCCGCCCCCCAACAGAATTGGGATGAGCGCAAGCCATGGCGCGATCTGGTCCTGAGTGAAGATGCCCCACCCGATGAGGAGGGTGGCACCGGTGCCGAGGACGGGGTACACCCAGCGCCGGAAGCCATCGGCGGTGTTGATGTGCGACAGGGTCGAGTCGAACACCGCAAGCAGCAGTGCCGCAACCAGATTCGCTTTAGTGGCCGTCAGAATCCCCATGGTGACCAGGAAGACGGCCAGCCCGGGTATTGCGGTGTGTATGAAGGCGCGGAGGTCACTCCACGTCTTGATGCCCAACAGTGAGGTGTCCTTCATGTCAAATCCCTTTCAACAGTTGCATTTACACAGTTGCTGGACAGGCCCGCCGATTAGGCGGGAGTTTGGAGCTGGGCAGCGACGTCGAATTGGAATAGCTGGTCCCAGTTGGACCATGTGCCCGGGAGCAGGACGAGGGTGCAGCCTTTCGGGGCCACGCGGCGGATGTTGGCGGCGGCGTGGTCGACGGCAGTCATGCCGTCCCACAGCGCATATGCCGGGTCGCCGTACTTTCCGTGTGCGTTGGTGGCGATGAACTTGATGGCGTCGAACAGTAGGTACACCAGGTCCGGTAGCAGGGACAGCAGCTGCACGGGGTTGAGCAGCTGGCCGATGGTCCCTGCCGGGCCGGTCGTCATGAGTCCGGCTAGGCCGGACAGCGCGCCGTGCAGGGGGTCGTCACTTGGCGCGAGACCGAGTAGTTCCTGGAATGCCTGTTGTGGGAACTTTGTGAACAGGTAGATGGCGAAGTCCAGGGTCAGCTCGGCGCGGGTGAGGACCTGGTACAGCAGGAACAGCAGGCCGCGGGCGCGTGGGTACCAGTCGCCGTCGATGGAGTACGACCAGTAGCGGTCCCGTACCCATTGTGGTTGCGGCAGTTTCGAGATGCCCTCGCCCGGGTCGTTTCCGAGCAGGCTTCCCTCGGCGGGCATGGATGGGTCACCGAAGGTGGTGACGCCGAGCACGAACTGGCGCCACTCCGGCGGCAGCGCAGTGAGGCACTTCTGCACGGAGACACCGCCCATGGAGTAGCCGAGGAGCCAGATGTTGGTGCCCGCCATGGGCCGGTACAGGCGCATGAACTCGTCACAGAACTGGTCCGTTGCCTTGTTGAAGCTGTGCGCGTCGGGTGGGTTGAGGAAGGCCCGCGAGTCTGCCCAGACTCCCTGGATCGGGTACTTGGACTGGTAGACCGGCGCGACGTAGGCGCCGATGGCCTTTCGTACCGCCAGGTTGGCGACGCCGTCGTCGCGGAGGGGCGTGGTGATACCCGGGCGGCGCAACCGCTCCACTTCGACAGGGTCGTTGTTCATGAAGCGGGTGATGTCCCGCACGGCCGCCGCGGTGCCGTCCGTGTAGCGGTCGTCGAGCACCACGCCGTGCTCCGCTGCGTGGCTGTTCTTCGGGTAGGCGCGCAGGAGTCGTCGCTCGATGTTGGTCACCTCTGGGCTGACGTCGCCGGGGCCGTACCCGATCCATTTGCCGTCGGCACCGTTCACGGCTTTGCCCCGAGCTTGAATCCGGTCTTACCTGCGTCTGTCGACCCGGTGAGGTGGTCGCGAATCTCAGCGACTGCCTCGATGAGCGTCTGCCATCCCAGCATCTCCCAGCGTCCGTTGATCTGCTGGAAGGTCTGCTTGTCGAAGTCCGCGGGTATCGAGGTTGGTGACGGGTCGGGTGGCTGGACCACGGGTGCCTCGCCTGGGAACTGGTATCCGGCCATGTCCTTGGCGACCTCGCCGCGGAACCAGCCCATGTCGATGTTGCCCGGGTCCCACTTCACGTTGGGTGCCGCGGTCGCATACTCCTTGTGGCCGATGACGCGGTCGGCGCCGTAGCCGAGCTTGGTGAGGACGGAGGCTGTGGCGTCGCGCATGGTGATGATCTGTGCGTCCGGCCACCGCTGTCCTTTGTCGAAGCTGCCGTCCGGCTGGATGGTCGGCCACGCGCATTCGAAGCCGATGAGCCGCTGGTTGCCGGTGTTGGCGGCGATGCCTGGATACTTGCCGATCCCGGCGTGGTTGCAGGGGCCGACCGCGATGAGATGGCACTTGCCGTCTGGGGTGATGAGGCACTGCGACAGTGGCCCGGCGAGGTCGGAGCGTCCGTCGCGGATGCCTGCGACGGTCTCCCGGTCGTTGCCGGTGTGGTGGATCATCACGCCCCAGATGTCGCCCATCTGGCCGCCGGTGCCGCGGTCTTTCCAGCCTGTCTCTACGACCAGTCGGTCGCCGAGTGCTGCGCGTAGTACGTCTTCCAGCCATACGGGGTCTCCTGTGTAGCCCACGTTGCCTCCTTCGGGTGGTGTGGTTGCGAGGGCGCGGCGCACGACGTCCCACGCCTCGTCCCAGTGCTGCGCGTAGCGGTCGGGGTATGCCGATCCCTGGACGCGTTGGGCGAATTGCCCTGCCAGTGCCGGGTTTCCGGCTGCCGTGTGGTAGTCGCCGGATAGTCGACTCAGGAACAGGTCGGCGGACTGGGCCAGTGTCATGCGTTGTGCGGATGTGCCCCACCATGGGGGACGCTGTTGGAAGTAGCCGGATGAGTCCGCGTCATCGGATTCTGAGTCGTGCGGGAAGTTGAGCGTTTCTGAGTCTGATTGGTTTGCGGGGCACCACCATTGGCGGTTTCCGTCGTCGTCGTCAGCTCCGACTTCGACGGCTACGGTCATGCAGGCGATGACGGTGGCTAGCTCGTCTAAGCCGCGTTGTAGTGCGACGGCATGTATTTCACGTGCTACTTGTTCTCGGGTGCGCAGTGGGTGGTCTGCGAGCCAGGTGAAGGACATGTCAGTAGCTCGCTTCCATGTCGTGCTTGGCCTCGTATACGAACAGGGCGACGCCGAGTCCGATGCCGAGGAGAGCGCCGGTGGCTATCCCGGCCAAGATGGCGAAGGTGTGAGAATGGGTGCACGGGCTTAACATGTTGTGCTCCAATGGTTTAAGGGAGGCGCCAGAGAACGAGGGCGCTGAATAGGACGGCGCGGCGGTGGGGCCACTTGGCTGTGATGCCGCCGTGGATGGTGTGGTCGACGACGGGGCGTCCGCAGATCGGACACCGGTCCTCGGGGTGGCCTTCGTTGAAGGCGGGGAGGTCCGCTCCGTACTCGTCGCAGAGGGCGAGCACTTCCCGTATCACAGTCCAGCGCGCCGTATTTCGTTGGTGACGAATAGGTCGCCGTTTTTGATGGGTCGAATATCGACTACCGTTCGGATGTCGAATACAAGAGGGTGCTCGGGTTGGGACATTCCCACCGGCGCGCCGCCTGTCGGCTCCATCCAGTACGTGAAGAACGGGTACCGGCCTGCGGGGGCGTGGACGACTGCCGCGCCCTCGATAGTGCCGTTAGGGGTTGGCTGCCAATTGATCTGGCCGCGGCGATACTCCGGGTGTAGGGGTTCGCGGCCGTCTTCACCCGCCAGCCCGATGTAGACGGGCCACACGACGACTTGGAGTATTCCGTCGGCTTTGGCCGGGGCGGTCACGCGATTCCCAGCGAAGGGGTGAGAACCACGTTGCCCGGGGTGGAGAAGATGGCTTGGGTGACGGCGCAGTTGTCGATCATGTTGGCTGCGCCGACTGCTGCGGCGGACGCCATGATGGCGTGGGTGATGGTGGATGCCGGGACTGCGATGCTGACCGCGGAGCCGGTTACGTTCCCACCTGAGCCGGATGTCCAGACGGTTTGGGCGCGGGCGTAGCCGCCGCCGGTCGACTCGTTGGAGGGTGTCTGTGAGGTTCCGGGTGCGCCGGTCGCGCACCCAAACCAGTTGCCTAGAGCCTTCCAGGCGTCGGCGAGGGATTGTCGCGTCTGGGGTACTTGAATTGCCATGTGGTCTCCTATTGCCTTGCGTAGAAGTGGGCTTCGCCGCGGGCACCCGCGTTGCCGTTGCTGAATGCGCCGCCGCCCTTGCCACCCGAGCCGGGGGCGACGCCGTCGCCGGTGCCGCCGGTGTAGGTCTGGCCGTTGAGGGAGACGTCGCGGTTGGAGTTGGCGTTTCCGCCGCCGACGGGGTCGCCGGACTGTGTGCCGACGCCGCCGCGTCCCGTTGCGCCAGGTGCGGTGACGAGGGTGGAGCCGTTGACGATGCCGGTTGTGGGGCCGCCGTTGCCGCCGTTACCTCCCCCGGTGCCCGCTGTGCCGCCGACACCGATGGAGCCGGTGATTTGTGTGGCCGTCCATGGGAAATGGACGCCGCGTTCCCAGGTTCCGTACACCCATTGGCCGCCGTCGCCGCCCTGTGCGGGGGTGAAGGAGAATTGGGCGCCGCCACCGCCGCCCCCACCGGGCAGGTAGGCATAGTCGATGTACCGGCACCAGTACGGGATGTTGTAGGTGTAGGACCCGGTCGCTGTGATGTCGGTGCGTACCGGGGACATCGCCGGGAACGCCGCCCCGCACTGGAGGGTGCCGGTTGCGGCGAATGCCGCACCTAGTTGGTACTTCTGGGCTACCTGGACAGCCAGTGTGCCTGCACCGGCGAGGGCCGCGCCCAGGGCGTACGCCTGCGCTACCTGTGCTGCCAAGGTACCCCCGCCGCCGAATGTGGCGCTTCGGGTGAACTGTTGGAGTAGTTGTGCCGACAGCGTGCCTGCACCAGCCAGTTGTGCCAGACGGTCTAGGCGAACCCGCGCATCTACTGACATGCTGCCGGTGCCAGCCAAGGCGGCCGTACGTTGGTACAGCTGTCGGACGTCGGCCGCCAGTGCGCCTGCCCCGTTGTATCCCGCTGTAATGCCGTATATCTGGGAGACCTGGGCGTTGAGGGTGCCCGCTCCCGCCATGTCGGCACCGACGGTGTACACCTGCGCAACGTCGGCGGCCATGGTGCCCTCGGCGCTGAGGGAGGCTGTTCTATCGGGTATCCAGAACCAGCCGGTGACTGGCTCTTGTTGCTGTGTCTGTGGTGGTTCTTTCCACCAACCCAGTTGCGGCTCTGATGATTCCGGTTGCGGGTTGGTGGTCCAACTCATCTACGGACCGGCGAATCCTATGCAGGAGACCATCTGACCGTCTGCGTCGTTGGTGCCGGTGATTTGTATCCAGTTGGGTGGGTTGGTTTTCCCGTCGGCGTCCAGGCCGCCGCGCACGGCGGTGAAGGTGATGCCGGGCAGTTCGGGCATGGTGAATGTGGTCATCGCTGATGCCTCTCTCTGGTGGTTATGCGATGCGGCGGCCGTCGAATGTGGCTATGCCGGATAGGGCTGTGATGCTGCGTGCGACAACGGTTTCCGAGCCGGTTGAGCCGTTGGACCGTATGTCGTAGTCGACCGCGATGAATCCTGGCTGCACGACATCTCCGGCCACCAGCGGGATTTCAAACGGGCAACCCGACGGGATGGCGCCGGTGATGCGGGTGCCGTTTTTGTACACCACCCAGTAGGGCACGGATGTGCCCTTGGCGGTGACCGATCGGTAGGTGGTGTTGATGCGGTAGAGGCCGGTGGTGGTGATTTCGATGCGGGCTGTGCCCAGGTCGTCGAGGGTGACGTCGGTGGTGTAGTCGTTGAATGTGAAGAACCCGGACGGGAATGCGCCGGACGAGTAGGGGCCGTAGGTGACGTCGGCGGTGCTGTCGCGTCGGATGCTCCACGAGTTTGACATCGAGAATCCCGCTCCCGCTGAGGTGTAGTCGGACATCGCGAAGGCGGCGATGCGGTAGGAGTCGTAGGTGAAGAACGGGCTTGCCCGCTGCACGCTGAACATCGAATACCGGTATGCGGCACCGATGTTGATGGTGTTGCCTGCGTCTGTGGCCGAGAGGATTTGGCGGCCGTTGACGCGGACGAAGTAGTTGGTGCCTGAGCAGCGGATCTCGATGCGCGCGCCCTGCTTGACCGCCGAGAGACCGGTTTGCAGGGTCAGGGGTGCGCTGAATGACCAGCTGGTGCCCGAGCGGGTGAACTTGCCGATGCGGATTTCGCCCTCTTTGGCCAGGCAGTAGGCGCCCTGGGTGCGGCCCGAGTCGCATCGGATGTAGACACCGGAGTAGTAGTTTCCGTTTTGGGTGTCGCCCAACACAAATGAGGCTGATTGGCCGTCGGTGGCGTAGGTGTAGTTGGGGCTGGCGAAGAAGTACCCGTCGGGGTTGCCGTTCTTGACGCCCGCATAGCCCGAGTCCCCGCGGATGGTGATGTCGCCGGGGTTGGGGCCGGTGGTCCAGTCTGTCGAGTTCAGCGCGGCGCCGTCGGCACCGGAGAAGGTGAAGCTGTAGCTGTTGCCGCCGCCGGTGTTCTGTTCGGTTTCCTGCTCTTGGAGCGTTGTCTGTGCCGCGATGGCGCTCTTGAGGGCATCGCGGGACAGGCCGAGCAGCGATAGTAGTGAGTCCTTGGCCTGGTTGATCTGCTCGCCGATGGTTCCCGTTGTGCCCGTGGCTGTTCCGTCGGCGCCGGTTTTGACGCCGGTTAGCATGTTGCCGAGGTTGCTGACCAGATCGTTGACCCGGCCCATGTCGAAATTGCCGACGACGTCGCCCGCGTTCAGTGTCCCGCCAGCGGTGAGCTTCTGAGTCTTGTTGTTGCTCAGCCCGAACCAGTCCTTGACGGCCTGGATGGTCGAGTTGATGGGTGTGACAACGAGCCCGGCGAAGATGTCCCGTATCTGGTTCAGCTGGGCGTTGAGATCGGGGAGATCGGTGACCTTGGTCTGCGGGAGTAGCGGGATGTTGCCTAGGCCGAGCAAGCCCAGGATCTCTGCGGCGTCGATCTTGCCGTCAGCGGTGATTGCCGCGAGACGGTTTTGGATGTCGCCGATTTCGGCGTTGACCTGACCGGCGACGGTGTCGAAGAACTCCTTGAATCGGTCCAGTCCGACCTTGTGCGCCAGCTCCTCCAAGGCGTTGCCTATGTCGGTGCCGAACTGTTCCAGCTGGGTGACCAGATCCTGGACGTAGTCCTGCGGGAGCTTTCCGGTCTTCCAGGTGTCGGCGTCGTCGAACCATACGGTGCCTGCGGTGGCGTCGCCGGTCACTAGGAGCGTGGTGCGGACTTCGTCGACGCCGGTGTCGGGCACGGTGTAGGTGCCGTGCAGTTCCACCCATCCGCTGCTGTCGGCCGCCGACGGTTGGTGCTGGGCAACGACTGTCGACGAGACGGGGTTGCCCGCCAGGTACGAGGTGACGACCAGCCGGATGGGGTTGGTGCCAGCACCGGCGGTGAGGCCCTGCCAGCGGGTGAATACCTCCAGTTCCAAGTGCTGCTTCTTGGCCACCGGTATGGCGTTGGAGTGCAGGTATTTTGCGGTCCCTGCCATGACGGCCTTGACCGATCCCAAAGGGCTGGTGCGGCCGATGGTGCCGTCCCACAACCAATCCGGGTTGTCGACCACCGCGGCGTCGGTGTCGAAGCCGCCGTTGAGAAGCAGGTTCGGGAACCACTCGCCTATCTGTGACAGGGGGATAAGCGGCAGCAGTCCAGGCTTGATCCACGACAGGACGTTGGCGATGCCCTTTTTCAGCTCGTCCAGCCACTCGATGATTTCGGGGATGGGGTTGGTGGCGATTCCCAGCAGCGAGTCGATGAGCCGCTGGAGCTCCTTCTGGATCATCACCGGCAGCTGCTTGAGGACGTCGCCGAGGTTGGTGATCGTCTTCTTGAGGGCCGGGTCCTGGGCGAGTTGGTTGGTCGGGTCGTATTCCGTCTTGAAGTTCTGCGGGACCAGATCGACTGACCGAGGCATTAGACCGGCATGACCTCGACGTACAGCTGGGCGTTGGCCTTGTCGAACAGGTAGGCACCGGCCAGGCCGTCGTTGTACAGGTTGACGTAGACGGTGCCCTGGTTGCCGGTGTGGTTGGCGGGGACCAGGGCGTAGGTGTTGTCCGGCGTGATGGCCATGGTGGGGTCGGACGGTGTCGAGGCGTGCGGCGACATGTGCGCCCACTGGGAGGTGTTGCCGAAGCCGCGGGCAATGAGCTGGCCGGAGGTGGGGTGTCCCAGCCGGACCTCGCAGCCGATGATGAGCGGGTCCTGATCCAGCTCCACACCAGTCGCCTTGATTTTCCCGAACACAATCGGCTTCCACGGGAACGGTTGCGCGGGAATGGCAAAGGACCCGATGGGTGCCCGGGTGGAGAAGCCCTGGAAGTTGGTGAACGCTGCCTCGGGCACCGTGAACGGCCTGGGCAGGATCGACCCGATGGACATGGGCCGCCACTTACCGGACGCCCCGATGTTCTCGTCGAAGCCCAGAACCTGGAGGTGTTGTGGCGGGGTGGACATGTCGACGTCCGGGGCCTGCCCAAGGCTGGCGGCAACGCCTTGCGGGCCGCGCGGGACCTTCAAGTACAGGCGGCACGACGGCGCGTACGGGGAGCCGGTCTGGTGGACGTAGGAGTCCTGGGCGCCCTCCGGCGGGAGAAGCTCAACGCTCCAGCTGATCTGGGGCACCGGTCCCGGGGGGCCTTCCGATCCCATCATCAGGATCCGGTATTCGGTGCCGAACCAGATGTAGGCGCGAGACCCGATGAGGTTGGTGACGCCCTCCTGCTCGGTTGTCACGACCACTGAGGGGCTGATGCCGCCGGTGGGCGTGCCGGTCATCTGCGGCTGCCCAATACCGGCCTTGGAACCGGCGAAGGTCACCGTGTAGGGGCCGCCGGGGTTGCCGACGACCTCGACGTCGCCGGTCGAGACGTTGGGCAGGGCAACCAGCGCGTCCTCGAATGCCTGGGCGGTGGCGTTACCGGCGATGGATGCGGTCGGCTGGCCGTCGTACGCGATGGTGAAGGAAGTGGGGTTGCCGTTGAGTGTCACCGTCTGGACCTCGTTGACGGTGGCGTAGTGGTTCATGATCCAGTACTTGCCGATGTCCTCCTCGATGTCCTGGAGGTTGGTCGGCAGGTCCTCGGGGTCATCGATCATCGACTTCTGGAGGCGCAGTGCGAAGGCGTTGGTACCGGCCGGTCCCTGCGGACCCATGAGAGCGGGAACCACCAAAGTCGCCTGGTCGCCTTGGATTTCCATGGTGACCGCGTACTGGTCCGGTGTCGCGCCATCGGACACCACGGCGTAGATGTGGGTGTTCGTCAGCAGCGACTTGAGGTACACCATCAGGCCGATGGGTGGTACCGGTGAAGTCATCTAGTCCTCCTTGGGACGGGGTGCGTCGGTGTAGCGGACTTCTGGCTTCGTGTGCCACTCGGCGGTCAAGACCGGCCCCTCGCCGTCGCGGCGCGCGGCTAGTCCGCGGACGTCGGGCGGGCGGAGTCGGTCGTCGCTGTAATCGCCTGGCTGTAGGTCTCGTTCGGCATCGTCGGGAGCGTTGACGTCCACCCACGTGCACGCGTTCTCGTAGATGCCCGGGCCGTGCATACGGCGCTTCTTGATGTGCGCGGTGGCGGTGCGGCGGAAGCCGTACAGCACTGCGGTCCAGGCGATTGCGAGGATGGTGGCGGACATGTGGTTGAGGTCGTGGACGCGCCCGTTCTGGTCGACCGGGTACTCCATGACCTCCAGCAGCTCCAGGTATGCGCGCTGTATCTCACGCATTTCTGCGACCTTCGCCGCCTGCTCGATGTCCAGTCCGGCGTCGAGTCCTACCTGCATATCTGGTGTGAGGTCGCCATTTTCGGCGTCGTCAGCTGCCACACAGACGGCAAGGTCGCGCGGGGACAGCGTCGCAGTGTCGGCCGCCGGTGAGGGCGTCTGGTCTGCCGGTACGCGGTGCGCCTTGCCTGGCCGGTCGGCGGCCATCAGAAGATGGTCCCTTCGCCGAGGAATTGGGACAGGGTCGTCCAAACGGCCTGCAATGCACGAAGACCCCGCGCTGCGGGGTCTTCCTTGTCGCTGTCATCGCCGATGGCCAGTTGCACTGTGACTGGCTCACTTCGGGACCATGTTCGCTTTATGGCGGTGATCTGGTCGACGAAGATGATGCCGCCCTGCTCGAACCCGGCCCGGTCGCCCAGGCCGATGTCGATGTCTATGGCGTGTGGTCGGCCGTTGACGACCTTGACCGTAAAGCCCTGCCAGGCACGGGTTTTGTAGTGGCCGACGCGCATGGTGACGACACCGGACAGGGTGTAGGCGGTGCCGCCGCCCTTCTCGAAATGCTCCTGCCAGGCCATGTCGCCGGTCCAGAGAGCGCGGCGCGGATCAGTGAAGCGCATCCACGCCAGCAAAGTATTGTCCAGCTGGCCTTGGTAGAGGTTGTCCAGACCTTCGGTGCCCGGCTGCTGGTAGGCGCCTATTGCATAGTTGATTACCTGCGCCAGTTGCGACAGCGCGTATCTGATAGCAAATGTCTGGGCTTGGTTGACAATCTGCGGGCTGCGGGAGCCCGTCATCACCGTCTTGACTGGCCCCTTGTGTTGTCGGCGCTCTGACTCGATGATTCCGCTGAATTGGCCGTCGTACCATATGGTTTTCGGCTTCTCGGGTGCGACGCCGAGCAGCTTTCGGAACACCGGATCGGTCTCGCCGTCGCCGTCCTCATCGAGGTTGATGAGGGTTTCGGTGATCATGTCGTCCAACGTGGCGCCGATGAGGTTGATGACGCCGTCGGCGGCCGTTCCGGTTGGGCCGGTAACGCCCGACTTGTCCTCGATGGCGAAGACGATGCAGTTGCGGTGCGGCCTGGTGGCGTCGTTGACGGCGTCCTCAGCGACGGTGCCGCGCACCAGGTCTACGAGTTCGGTGTGCGGGGAGTCCTTGTCTTCCTGGAGCCAGGTGTAGGCGCGGAAGTCGCAGCCAGCGTCCTTCAACATGTCGTTCATCGCCGAGTGCCAGTCGGTCCATGCGGCGCCGATGACGGAGAGGCGGGACTGGTCGAGGATGGGGTTGACGAAAGCGACTTGCAGCGGCCAGGACAGCGGGTCGAGTCCGCTGATGCCGCCGTTGAGCCAGCCGAACGGGTTGAAGACGTTGGTCGGGATGGACAGGAGCGGGAAGAACAGGCGCGCCAGGTTGATGAACATGGACGCGGACAAGATGGTGCGTGTATTGCCCGGTAGCACCCACATTTTCGGCAGCTGTACCTCGGGAGGAAACACGGGGTTAGCGGCGAAGAGCAGGTTCTTTGCGTGCTGCCGGTTGCTGATCGCCTCCAGTTCCAGCGTGTGGACGCCGGACGAGTCACGCTTGGCGTTGATGCCGGTGACCTTCCCGCCCCACCGGGTCCGCCAGGTTGGCTGTGTGGGGATGGGGTCGACGACGAGGTGCAGGTCCTCGTGGATCTTCGTCTGTTGGAGGATGAAGTCGGTGAGCCAGTTGTCGTACCGCAGTACGACATTCGCCTGGCCGGAGTCAGAGTTCATCTCTTCGACGGACGCCAGCCGCTCGCCCGCGATTTGGGCGATGGGGTCCATGTTCTTGTCGAAGAGGCGCAGCATGGGGCGCTGGCGTGCCGCACCTTCGATGGCGTCGCGTCGGCCGCGCAGGTACTTGTAGGCCGACATGGGGTCTGTGGCCGGGTCCGGCTTGGTCGGCCGGTTCATCGTGTCTAGGAGGGCGTCGTTGAGCCAGCGCGTGAACTCCAGTGGCGCTGTGGTTAATCCGTGCTGTACGCCATCTAGGAGTGTGCTAGTCACCTACCGAGACCTCTTATAGCGTTGCGGCAGTATCGCGGTGATCTTGGCGTTGGGGTTGCTGTGCTTGACCCGGATCTGCGCGACGTGCCTGGATGGGACTGATGCTTGGAACCGCTTGTCGAATCGCTTCCACACCGGCTCACCGGTGGCTGCCAGGTCGTGCAGTAGGAAGTCCAATATCTTTGAGCGCCTGGCGATCTGGTAGAAGATGTTGTCGACTGGATCGTTGGATGCGGTGAGTGTCCGCTCTTTGGGGTCGGTGTCGACTAGGACGTATCCGTCGGATGGGGCGATCAGGGGTAGTTCGACCATGCGTCCGCTGTCGCCGTCTTCAACCCAGCACCGGCCGGGCGGGACTATGAATTGGGTGTAGGACTCCAGGTCGCCACGGTTGGGCAGGACGATGATGCCTTCGCCGTCGCCACCGAATTGTGCTGCGGTGGCGGGGTTGTTCTGCCACGTCGCCCAGATGGACGGCTTGCTGTAGTACGGCTTCTGGGCCAGCCACTTCATCGGCCACTTGGCGAAGTTGTTGCCGAAGGCGACGGGGTCGCGCTTCTGGCTGCCGCCTACGGTCTGGGCGGGCCGGACCCTGATCCATCGCCAGCCGGAGAAGCGGGTGTAGATACCGAGCCATCCGTCACGGTTCTCGTCCTGGCCGCGGAACCAGCGGTCCTCAGCCATTCGGTACTGGAAGTTGTTGAACGGCACTCCCTTACCGCCGATGGAGACGGTGAAGTTGATTTCTCGTTTGAGGATGTTGGCGCGTTCGACGGTGGCCCCAAGCTCATATGCGCCCTCGGTTAGCAGTAGCTCGAAAGGCCAGTGGTGCTCGCCCTCAATGTCTTCGGACAGCTGCACGCCTTGACGTCCGGCGTTGACTCCGCCGTACATGTCGGTGAAGTCGCCGTCCGGTGAGATGTGGACGATCCGGGTGTCTAGGCCCTGGAGGGCCTTCGGCAGCTTGTCCCATTGGTCGTAGGCGGGGATCTCGGACTGCCGGATGAACCTCACGGCCTAGGCAGTCCCGTCATCCGGGTGTTCATCCGGTCGGGCGGCTTCACCAGGCCTCCTGGGTCGTTGATGGTGACGGGGCCGTAGAACGCGGCACCGGTGGCGTTGCTGTTGTTGCTGTTCTGGTTGGTCGTGTAGTTGTTCCCGCCCGGGTTCTGGCTGTTGGGCAGGAAGTCGCCGACCTGTGGAAGCGCTGCTTGGAGTGCGTCGCCGACTACGCCCATGCCGCCGTCGCCGAAGTCGAACTCTCCGAGGCCTCCGTTGCCGGGGCCGGGGGCGCCGCCTGGGCCATGGCGGTTGTTGCGCATGGCCTGAGTACCCAAGGGGTTCTGCTGCTGTTGCTGCGGGCCGCCGAATGCGTTCTTGAGCATTCCGCCGATGGCGTTGGCGCCTCCGGTGAACAGCTTGAAGATTCCCCAGTCCATGGGGTTGGAGAAGATGGAGCCGTCGAGGCCGAGCATCTCCATGGCGCCGGACATCATGTCCTTGGCGAAGCTCTTGCCGTCGGGGCCGCTGCCCGGCTGCTGGCCGCGTCCATCGCGGCCCCGGGCGTCGGCGTCGTTGACCTGTTCTTGCTTCGTGGACAGGTCGTCCAATGCGTCCTTGTGCTCGCGCTGCGCCCGGGATAGCCGCTCCTCGGCGGCTGCCTGCTCGGACGGCTTGACGTTCTTCTTGCCCTGGAGTTCGTCGAGCTTGCGCTGTGCCTGTTCGATGTCGAACTGCTTGTCCTGGACCTTCTGCTCCGCGTCGCGCAGTTGGCGGCGCTGTGCGGGGGATGCGCCGCCCCCACCGCTTCCTCCACCGCCATAGCCGCCTGCCCCGCCTCCTCCGCTGCCGGAGCCGTACATGCTGTAGCCGCCGCCTGCTGCGCCGCTGGGCCAGCCGTCGGGGTACATGGCGTTCATGGGGATGTACGCCTGGTTGGTGAATTGGGGGTCGTCGGCGCCCGCGGCGCCCGCGCCTACGGTGAACTTGCCTACGCTGCCGCCGGATTCAGCGTTGCGACCGTCGGGCAGCGTGACGGCCATGTGGCCGCCGCCGGGGCCGCCGTTCTTCCATCCGACGCGGAGGGTGCCTGCTGGTCCGCGGCCCATGATGGCGCCGCGTGCCGCGAGCCAATCGGCTGCGTTCCCGGTGGCCATCCGCTCGCCGTACAGGGGCTGGCCGACGGCGGCGTTGACAAGGACGGATGCGGCGCCGGAGCAGTCGGTCCCGGATGGGCCGTGGCCGCCGCGTACGTAGGGCGCGCCCGCCATGTCGTTGGCTGCGTCCTCGATTGAGATGGGGCCTCCGCCCGCGTATCCGGGTATGCCGGTGAGGATTCGCAGGAAGTTGGCGGACGGTACCCAGCCGCGGTTCATGGCGTTGATGAGCGGCATGTTGTCGCGTGTGGACTGCGCGGTGTTGATCGACTCCCGGTTGGATACCTTGATGAATCCCCCAGCACCACCGCCTATTACGCGGGCGAGGATGGAGTCGCTGGTGCCCGTCCCAGGGCCGCTGATGACCCCGCGGCTGTCGACATGTCCACCGGAGGCGCGGCCTGGTACCTGCCCGGCGAGGGTGGCTGCACTGAATACGCCCTGCAATCCGGGCGGCAAGATCGCGCCGAGCGAGTTGGCCAGTTTGAGATCGATGGGAAGGGTGGCGGTCGTGTTGTTGACCTTGTACACCAGGTCGTTGAAACGCTTTTGCGCCTCATCGGTTGCGGCAGTGACCTTTACGATTCCGCCGGGCAGCTGCGTGACGGTGTACCCGAGTTCTTCGAGTTTCTTCTTCGTCTCGTCGTACTTAGTCGGGTCGACCTTGAGGTCTATAGACTTGTTGTTGGGTACCGACACGATGGCGGCGCCGAGTTCCTTGAACCGGGCGGCGCCTTCCTCGGTCGGCTTCCACAAGCCGTACTGGGCCTGTGCCATGTCGCGCAATGACTGTGCGCCCTTGTCCGTCTCGCGTCGCTGCTCGTTGACGTTCTGAGTTAGCGTGATAAGCGACTCATTGACGTCGGGCATGGCGTCGATAATCTGTTGCAGTCCAACGAGGTTTTGGTCACCTGGGTTAGCTGTGCGGTACTTTGCGATCTTCTCGTTGACGGTGTCCCAGCCGTTGCCCTCCTTGAGGAGTGCGTTGTACAGCTCGTCGGATGACACCCCCATGGCCTGGTATTGCTGCTGGATGACCTTCCAGTCCAGCTTGGTGCCGCCTGATCCGGTGATAGAGACCTTGTCCAGGCCCTCCCGCACGCCCTTGTCTAGTGCCAGCTTCTTGATGATGTCGTACGCCTGCGCGTTGCCTGTTCCAGTTGCGGCGTCTACCAACATGTTTGGGTCGATGCCTAGGCCCTTGGCGCGCCCGATGTCGGTGGTCTTGTAGGGGTCTTCCTTGCCGAACCGCTCGGCGGCCTTCCTGCGGGTTTCGTCGGTGACGCGACCGGTGTCCTGGTCCAGGGTGGCGCGCAATTCCTCCTCGGCCTGCTTCTGCTCCTGCGCCTTCTGCGCGGCCTTCTGGTGGGCGTCGGCGATCATGCCCATCGCGATGCCGACACCTGCTGCGGCTACGCCCCACGGGCCGCCGAGCATGGACAGGACCCCGGACCCGGCGAGCTTCATGCCGGTCATGGCTGCCCCGGCGGTTCCGGCTGTGCGGGAGAAGAACAGGGACCGGTCGGCCGCCTGGTTGTAGCTGTCCCGCATCTGCGTGGCCCATCCGCGTTGTGCGCGTGTCGATTCGCCAGCAGCGCGTGTCGTGTTCTCCATGGCCTGCTGTGCCTGCGCGGCGGGGGTACGCCATCCCGCGAAGGCGGTGCCCCATGCCTGGGTGGCCTTGGCGGCAACCTGTAGAGCAGGGCCGGTCAGCTTGGACTTGAGGTATAGGGCGGTGAGGACTGCGACGAGACCGGTGGTGAGCCATTGGTTGTTGCCGAGGATGTCGGCTACCAGTTTCAGCGGCGGCTCCAACGCCTGCATGGCGAAACCTAGTGCACGCCAGCCTGCTACGGCAGTTGCTCCGGCGCCCATTGCGATGGCCTTGGACGCAGCAGCGAGAGAGGGTGCCAGGTCCTTGGCAGCGCTGGAAATGTCGCGCCAGCCCTGCCGGATCTGGTCGACCGCGGTACCGCTGCCGCCACCGCCGGTCCTGAGGTCACGCATCGCGTCGGCGGCCTTGTCCAGCCAGCCGGTCATCCCCCGACCGGCTGACTGCAAGGACGGCGAAACAAGATCGTAAAGAGCAAGTTTCGCGCTCTCGGCGGTGTTCTTGAGCCCTTCGACGACCCCTGGTAGGCCCTGCATCTGGGCGGCGGCCATCTCGCTGGCACCACCGGCGCGGCCGACGGCCCGGAACATCTCGTCGAACATCTGGACGCCGCCACCGGCTGCGACCATGGCGGCGCGCATGGCGTCGGAGCCGAATAGGATGTTGGTGTCGGCCTGGAACTCCTCTTCGGTCATCCTCTTTGACGCTGCGGCAACCTGTTCCAGCATGGAGCGGTAGCCGACGAACTTGCCGGTGGTGTCGTACAGGGTCAGTCCCAGGCTTTCGATGGCGCCCTGGGCGGGGTTGCCCTGGTCAGTGATGGCCTGGAGTGAGGTCTTGATGAGGGTGCCTGCATCGGAGCCGCGGATACCGGCGTTGGCCAGAAGTCCGAGGGCAGTGATGGTGTCCTGGGCGGTCAGGCCGAAGCCGTGGGCGACGGCACCGGCCTGCTGGAGGCCGAGGGCGAAGTCGCCGATGTCGCCGGTGGATGCGTTGGCGACGTTCGCCAACATGTCGGCCATATTGGCCGCCTGGTTGGCGTCCATTCCGAAGGCGTGGAGGGCGTTGGCCTGAATCTTGGCCGCCTCTGCTGCGGATACCTGTGCGGCGGTGGCCAATTGCAGGGTGCCGCGGGCCGCTGACATGGACTGGTCGACGTCGAATCCGCCCTTGGCGAGTTCGGTCATCGCCTGGGCTGCGTCGGAGGCCGATACCCCGGCGAGCTGGGTGTCGGCGCCCAGCTCGCGGGCGCGCCGCGATACGGCGGCCATCTGTTCAGGTAGGGCGCGGGTGACGCCCTGCATGGTGTTGAGTGCCGAGTCGAACGAAAGTCCTGTGTCTACAACACTTTTGACGGCGGCAATGAACCCTCCACCTGCGGCCAGTGCGGCACCGGTGTTGAGGGCGCGCTGGAATCCCTGCGCGAAGCGAGCGCCGGAGTCCGACCCATACGCCTCGGCCCGCATGATCAGCCCGGCGCCGAACGGCATCTTGACCTGACTGGACGCCTGTGACTGCGCCTTCTGCGCACGCTCCAGGTCCCGGGTGGCGCGGGTCAGATTCTGTGTCGACAGCTCCTGCGCGCGCCGCGCCCGCGCCACTCCTTCCTCAGCGGCGGCCCGCTGAGTGGCTGTGGCCCTGGCCTTCTCGTTGAGTTCGTTGAGTCGTGTCTGTGCGACGGAGAGGCGGCCGGTGGCGTCCGCGTCTGCCTTCTTCGCAGTCGCGAGTGCCTTCTCCGCACGTTCGACCTGGCGGAGTGCGTCGACTGCCGACTTGCCGCTGGCGGCAAGGTTGCGGGCCATGTCGGCGCCCATGGTGCGGGTGGCACGGCCGAAGCGGCGTTCCGCGTCGCGGCCGATGCGTTCGACGCCCGCGGCGAGGCCGGACGCCTCGGGCATGAGTGGCACCCATACTTGCGCCAGTTCAACGGCGGCGACTGCTGGACTCAACCGGTTACTCCTTTCTTCATTCCGATGACGCGACCGGGCGACTCGCCCAGCGCGTAGTTGGCTGCGCGTAGCCGCTCGAATTCCTCAAGCGGCATCTCGTCGCAGGCGAGTAGCCCTGGCGGTGGTGGTCCCACCGGCCGCTCAGGTTGCGGCACAGGGGCGTTGGGGTCTACGCCCTCACGGGCAATGCGCTGGGGCATGGTGACCAGGCCCGCGTGCTGCTCCATCTGGGCAGCTAGCAGGTGAGATTCCCGGGTCCACCCGCCGTGGATGGCGTGGTAGACCGCGGTGCCGGGGGGTGCGGCCAGCACGATGGACCCGAGCTTGGCAACAGGCAGCCGCCGGTCGTCGAAGTCGGAGTCCTTGTCTAGCGATATGAGGTCGCGCTCGACCGCGTGCCAGTGCTGGCCGATGGCCCGGGTGAGCGCACCTATTCCCCCGCGGTCAGTTTGGAGTCGGCGAACCAGGCGTCGAAGACAGCCTTGTACTCGTCATCGTCGAGGCCGACGACGCGGAGTTGGATTTCCTTGGGCACTCCTGCCCAGTCCATCCACTCGAACGCCTGGAAGGTCTCGTCCAGTTGGTATAGCGCCCACCAGAATTGGCGGGTAGGTGGCGTGATCTCCGAGTACTTCGGGAACTGGACGACATACCCGCTGCTGGTCGTGAATTCGAATAGGGCCGTGCCGTCGGGGTACGGAGAAGGTGCCCCCGCTGGAGCGGGGGCCTCCTTCGTCTCGTCCACCGGTGCGTCGGCTGCCGCTGGTGCGGCTGCCTTCTTCGCGCCCGCTTTGCGGGGCGATGCCTTGCGCGCGGTGGTGGTGCTCAAATCGTCACCACGCCGTCGTTCCAGTACTGGTAACCGTGGTTACCGTCGGCGTCGGGGAACGGCTTGAGCGTGCACTCGTAGGCCGCCAGTTCGGAGTGCGTCCACTTGATGGGCGCGACGGCGGTGATACGACCGATCGGGATGACCAGGCGCATGGAGATCAGGTTGTAGAAGCCGTCGAAAACCCAAGCGCCCGTGTCCAGGAGCTTGGCGTTCAGTTCGGCCTTGATCTCCGTGCCGGACGTGGTGCTGGCCGGGGTGACGGTGACGTTGGATGCACCGTGCACGGCCTTCTGCACGTCGACGTTGTTGACCTGGAGCAGCTTGAACTTGATTTCCAGGCCGTACTTTTCCTGGAGCACTGCGACCAGGTCGCCGCCCCAGTTGTACTCCTCCTGGTTCGACCGATCTTCGGTACGTTCCAGGCCGTCCTTGCCGACGTGGCCAAGGTTGTTGAAGGCCACTGCGGGGGCGCCGACAGCGGTGGTCGGCAAGGTCGTGCCGACCGGTGCACGCAGGACGCCGCCGGTGACCCGCGGGGACGGGGCGGCCAGCTCCAGCACATTGTTGAGAGCCATGCGGGGCTTTCCTCTCGTGATATGCGAAAGGCCGCCCCGGACGGGACGGCCTGATCTCCCGCGCGGGGGCGGTGAGTTATGGGGTGATGGGTGAGCCGATGGGTTGGCCCTGGACGCGCCAGGTGACCATCGACCGGTATCGAGGTGTCGCCACGTTCGGGTCCTTCGACTCGTGCGTCAGGCTTGTGGCGCGTGCCCAGACGACGTACCAGGTGTCGATGGTGAGACCGGTCGCGGCGTCCATGAGCGCTGTCGCGGTCCGTGAGATGTTGGACGCTTCAACCTCATCGGGGTGATAGCCGAACAGGATGAGGTCGAGGTCCCATTCGAGGAGGTTGGCGCGGGAGCCGCCGCCGAACTCGACTCGCAGGAACCCGTCAGGCAAGGTGGCATCTGTTCGGGTGGGCGGCAGTTTGGAGCCGACTGGAACCGTCAGGGCGGGTTGGGGTGTCAGGTACGCGACTGCCAGCGCCACCATGTCCGCTGGCAGCATGGCCGGATACAGGGCGGGCATCAGCGACCCCGTAACCCAGCGATCAGCTTGAGGAGCCGCGAGTTGGCTGCGTCGTCTCGGCGTGCTGCGTACGAAGCGGCGACGATGAAGATACGCGGACGCTGCGTATTAGGATCGCGTTGCACGACAATGGTGTAGCCGTCTGGTAGTCCTTCGGCGGCCTGCCGGGCGATCTGCTCGACGTACTCGCCGTAGGCGTGGCGGATCTTGCGGAACCCTGCCATGTTGTACTTGATGCGTACGGCCACTAGCCGACTCGCTTGAGCGAGATTTCCCCGCCGAACATCTGCGAGTACTTCCGCCACGGCCCGTTGCGCCAGTCACCGTCAGCTCCCATGCCGACGACATCGAAGCGGGCGCCGTGGATGTCGACCTGGTCCTGGGTTTTGTAGACCGTTGGGTCTTTCACCAGCATTGTCAGCTCGGCGATGTGCCGGGCCACGTACTCCGGTGCTACCGGCTCGACCCTGTCGGCTGCGCGTTCACCGCGGGGGTAGAAGGCCATCGCCCGCCGTGGCGTCGGCGCCTCTGCGACGCCGCCAATGGTGTTGCCGTGGGCGTTCTTTCCCGCTGTCGCGCTGTACGGGTAGTGCGCGATGTCGTAGGGCTCGGGGAAGACACTCACGCGATGGCCTGGATGCGGTAGTCGGCCAGCCGGGACTTGTGGTCGTCGTTGAGCGACAGACCCGAGGTGCCCTTGAACTTGATGCGGAACGGGCCACCGGTGGCCTCGGTGGCTACCGATGACGGCAGCTCGATGCCGCTGGACGCCAACTCCAGTATTACCGCTTTCACCGCCAGCGGTACCTCTGGGTAGCCGTGAGTGAAGGTGACGTAGGCGTAGCGCGGCGAGGGCAGCCCGAAGACTGGCCAGTACCGGCCGCGCGGCCAGGTGGTGCGGGTCCGTGTAATGAATCCCGCCTCGTCCCAGTCGTATTCATCTGGTTCGAGTACCTGGCCGTCGACCTTCACGGACTCAACGTCGGTGACATGCAGGGAGTGCAGCATGATGATGCCGCGCTCCCCAATTTCGCATCGCCGATCCACCTCACGGCGAGACGGTGCGATGTGCCAGTCGCAGTAGTCCCGCACCGCCGATTCAGCGGTGTCGAGGAACCACTGCCGGTCACCAGCCTCGAACTTGCCGAGGTCAGTTGTCGTTACCAGGTCCGCCATCAGCGGCCTTGGTCTCCTCGGTCTTCACCTGTGCCGGTGCAGGTTCCGTCTTGGTGGCGGTTGCCTTGGCGGGCGCGGCCTTACCGGGCTTGGCGGCTGCGTTGTCGGATGCGGGCGGGGTTGCCTTCTCCGGCGCCGCGGGGGCGACCTTGTTCTCGACCGGCGGGGCGGGCTCGACCGGGTCAATGTCTGCGCGCCACTCGGCGAGCTTCGCGTCGATGGCGGAGGTGTCTTCGCCGAGGGACGCCAGCAGCTCGCGCTTGGTCTCCAGTGCCGCGACGGTGTCCGCGACGGCGTCGCGCTTCTGTACTGCCATGGGATTTCAGCTCCTCTGTTGTTGTCGTGCCGGGGTGCTGGGCGCACCCACCGCCCCGGGGTACGGGACGGTGGGTGGCCTAGCGGTGGGTCAGAAAGCGGGCGGGGTCAGTCCGCCGATCTCGACCACGGACTGCGGGTAGCGCCCGGCGGTGAAGGCCAGGTAGCCGTACACCTGGAGGCACACCGTCAGGTTCTTCGCGCCCGGCTCCGGCAGGGTGCGGGTACGGATACCCGACTCGAACAGCAGCAGGTCCGCGGAGCGCTGCACGTACACAACGTCCTCGTTGGTGCCGGTGCCGTACGCGGTGCCGATGTTGGGGTCGGTCACCACCGGCAGGCCCTGGAGCTGGCCGACCACCTGCTGGGACGCGACGGCGTCCAGAGTGGCGAGGGCGTTCTGCGGTGCGTTGGCCGCAGGCAGCACGAGCGGACGCTGATCGCCGTCCAGCGACGCGGTGAGCCAGCCCCAACGGCGGGGGTGCATCACGATGTGCGTCGGGGGCAGGAACCGGCTGGTGTGTACCCGCTGGATCGCGTCGGCGATGGCCGCGTAGAACGAGGCCACCGTCAGCGCGGTGATGGCGATGGTGCCGATGCCCGGGGTGCCGTGGACACCCAGCACCTGGCCGCTGGCCCCGGAACCTGCAAGGACCTGGAGGTCCAGCTTGGTGCCGAAGTCTGCGATCAGATCTTGGAAGACGACCTCGTCGAAGTTGACGGGTGACTGATCCAGGAGCTGGATTGCGACGTCCTGCTGACCGGCGACGGTCCGCACCTTGGCCTCGATGAAGTTGTCGTCGAGGTCCTGCTCGGCGACGGCCGCGTTATCGGCCGTCTGTACAGCAGTCGCGGTCCCCGCGGTGACCTTGGGGATGTTGATGCTGTCGGTGCCAGACGGCAGCGGCTGGGAGGTGACCAGGTTGGCGTAGGCGCGGCCAGCGCGCGCCAGGGGCACGTACTGGTTGACCAGCCAGGCCGGGGGCACGAAGTAGCCACCGTTGCCGTCGGTACGGTCCAGGTCGCGGTACTCGGAGTCGCTGGCGACGTCCTGGGCGTGACGCTGGAGCCGTTCCAGGCTCTGGCCGTTCGGGTCCATGTTCCGCTGGACCCGCATGAGGTCCTGGAGGTAGGACCGGCCGTTGCCCTTGGCGTAGGCGGCTGCTTCCTTGACCGACTCGACGCGGGCCTGTGCGCGACGGACCTTGGCGGCCTCGTCGTTCAGCTTCCCGGACCGCTCGATCTCGTCGGACAGCTCCTGGATGCGCTCGTTGTAGCCCGCGATCTCACCCTGCTTGGCCTTGATCGCGGCCGACTTCGCGCGGAAATCGACGTCTTCCTCGGGGGTGAGGTCCTCACGGGCCTCTTCCTTGACGATTTCGGTGATGGCCGTCCGCTGTGCCACGAGGGTCTCCAGCTCGGACTCGGCCGTGGCACGCAGCGAAGACAGCCGCTTGATGCGCGCTTCCTCAACAGACTCAGTCATTGAGGTTCGTTCCTTTCGTGTATGCCCTTGTGGGCGTTTTGATTTGGTGGGCGGCCCGAGCGGGGCACCGGCGGCCCCGAGCGGGGGCAGGCCGTTCGACCCGGCGCACGAAAAAGGCCCCCGGGGTGGCGGGGGCCTTGTGGTTGGTGCGTCGGATGGAATTTGTGGGGCGCCTACTGGCGCCGGGTGTTACCGGTCGATGACTGCGAGCGCGTCGTTGAGGGACAGCACGGAGCCGTCCTCAGACGCAAAGCCCTGACGGGCCATGGCTTCTCGTAGCGACATACCCTTGGGGGCATCGTTCTCGGATCGAGATTGCAGAACCTGGGCTGCGGCAGACGCAGCGTCTGCGGCGGCGCGGGCATTGCCCTGGGCCGCCTGTAGCGCGGCAACCTTGTCGATGCTGCCGAGGGAGTTCAGGACGGCGCGTGCTCGGCGGAGAAGGTCACCGTCGGAACGGATTTCAGCGAGCGCTCCGGGGTCGCAGTCAGCTAGGAACGCGAGGGCCTGGTCGACTGACTTGAGTTCGGCGCTGGTGGTGGGGTTGGCGCCGAAGTTGACCACGGACACATCTCCCTTGTGCAGCGAGACCTCAGTGATGGTGCGGAGGGCGTAGTTGTCCTCCGGGAATTCCTCGGTGCACTCCCACTTCTGACCCTTCACGCGGAACGCAAAGGACATCTCGTCCATGTCCTTGCGGCGCATCTTCGGCTCCAGCCGTTGTACGTCGGGGTCGGACCGGTCGAGCTGGGCTGTGACCTTGAGCCCGTGCCGGTCGACACCCAGCTGGAGGGTGTCGGACTTGGTGCGCGCAAGCGGCATGCCCTCGTGGTTGATCAGCAGGTGTAGGTCCGGCTTCTCACGGAGGGTGTTGGTGAACGCAGCCTTGTCCAGCTGCTCGATCCAGCCGCCAGCGTCGGGACCGCCGTACATCTCGTATGGCTCGAACGTCGACGCGTACCCGGTGAGGGTGATGGTGTCGCTGTCCTCGCGGACTTCGAACGAGGATGTCCGGCGGTGCTCCCAGACGTCCTTGCGGTTGTCGCGGTCGGCGCGAATGGTGTTGGTGGTCATTGGTCCTCCTGTCCCGTGCCTTCTTCGTCCTCGTCAGGTTCGTCGGCCGGTTCTTCTTCGGGGGTCTCGTCGTCCTCAGGTTCTGGCTCTGCCTCGGCCGTCCCGGGTGGGTCCGGGGGCGTCCAGCCCAGGGGCGCCATGTTGGTGGGTTGCAGCCGGATATCGCCGCCCTCAACCGGTTCCATGTCCTCGCGTTCGCGGATGTCGTTGACGCTGTAGACACCGGCGTCGCGACCGGCCTTGTAGGACGTCCATAGGGACTTGATGTCACCGCGGAGCAGGTCGTTGACGTCGAACTTCACGAAAACGCCGCGCGGAAGCAGTGCGGACAGTTGCTGCTCAATGCAGGTGAGCCAGGGGCGCAGGGTGTACCGGACGAAGCCGGTGGACTGCTGCTCGATGCCGGTACCCCATGAGGTCGTCTTCTCGGTGTCGCCGATCATGTGGGGCGGGATACGGAACAGCATGGCGATCTCGCCGCGCTGGTACTTACGGGTCTCCAGGAACTGGGACTCGTTGGGCGATATGGCGATTGGACGCCACTTCACCCCGCCGGAAAGGATCGCGGGGCGGCGACGGCCGCCATGGCTGGCGATCCATTGCTGTTGCAGATTCTTGGTTGCGGTGGCGTCTAGGACGAGGTCTGTTTCAAGGACGGAGCTGGGGTTGGCTGAGTCGCGGAAGTAGTTGAGTCCGTATCGTTCTGCGGCAAGGGCGATGCCGACGGCTGCTGCTGCGCGTTGCACGGGGGACAGTCCGAGTGCCGCTCCGGCGATGGGGTATCGCTTGATATGGAGGATGTCGGAGCGGTCGACCTTGCTGCCCTCAACGTAATAGTTGGGGTTGGGCCACCGGTCCTTGTCGGGCATCTCCACTGTGATGCAGTCGGGATGGACGGGCATGATGCCGCGTGGCCGATCGTCGGGGCCGCGGGATGTTATGTAGCCGTATCCGTTTCCAGTTACAGCCAGCGCTTCAACCAGCATCCAGACCCAGTCGAAGATCGTGTTTTCTACGTAAGGCTGTTGGACGATGACGGGCTGGGGATCGAGGGCCACCTTGGTCTTGCCCTGACGCCGGTACGCGACAAGCGGCAGCGCGGCGATGGTGTCGGCGAGAAGCGTTACGCAGGCGGAGAAGGCGGCGACCTGCATCTCGCGGGTGCCCGTCGGCGTCATGGACCCGTACCCGTACATGCCGTTCATAGCGGCGTCCTCGGCCGGGGTGGGCACAAACGACGAGCTGGTGATGGCCCGCTCCTCCACCGCGGGTGCGCCGGTGAAGATGCGGGACAGGAAGCTCACTGCTCAGTCCGCCGCTCACGACTAGGAGGCGGGTCTATCGCTAAACCTATTGCTACACAACCTATTCCGGTGACAATTAACCCTGCTGGGGGGTAAATTACCCACACGCCAGCGACAATCGCGAAGATTCCTAGCAGCTCAACGAGCGTTGCTACGGCAAACCTGATCACTCAAACTCCCCTCGTTCCCATCGCGCGATCTCCTCGTCGTCGGGCCATTCATGGATTACGGGTACCGGTTCTGGCTCCGGTATCCCCTTGGATTCGGCCCACGCCGCCGCGGCGCAGGCAACCAGCGGAGAGGCGTCGACCGGGCTTCCCTTGCGGTCGAATACCCATGCGTCGCCTAGTGATTTCGCTGCGGCGGATGCGGCGGCGGTGTCTAGTGCTGCCTGGGGCCGGTGCTTGATGCCGCGTTGCACGAGGCCGTCGTAGAAGTCGCCGCACGCCTTCGCGAGGTCCGGGCCGCCCCACTCCAGTACCGGGATTTGGGCCTTTTCCATGCCCTCGATCAGCCCGGAGGCTGGCGCACCGCGGACCTGTACAGCCACTGCGACGAACTTTCCGGCGCGTGTGGAGTCGGTGAACCACGGGATGATCCAGTCGGTTCCGCGTCCGGCCTTCACGACTTCGACGTGTAGAAGGCCGTCCGCGCGGCGCGCCGCGATGGCGATATATGCGCGGGAGCGTTGGAAGTTGACGTCTACGGCAGCCCACACAGGCGCCCCCTCAGCCCTGCGTGAGTCCGGGTCCATCGTTTCCGCCCAGTGCTCGGGCTCGATGATTCCGGGCAACAAGGTGTCGACCCATTGGCATAGGTGCTCGGTCTTGAATCCGGCGATGTCGCCGCGCTTCGCCTCGTATTTGGCGGCCAGTGATTCCTCGTCGTGGCCCGGCAGCCAGCCGAGGGCGGGGTTGGCCATGGGCCACACCGACCGGTTGCTCGGCTCGGCGTCGTCCGGTGCCGACCACTCGAATAGGCCGGTGCTGGTGCCGTCGGTGTCCCGCCGGTAGATGTCTTCTAGGCAGCCCTGCCGGACAGAACGAAGCACCATGGAGCGCTTGTCCCCGGCGTTGGATGCGCAGACAACTTGGCTGTTCGGCCGGGCAGTAGTGGTCGGGACGATGGCATCCCAGGCCAGCCAGTCGTGGTGCTCGCGCAGCTCGTCCAGCTGCGCCAGATCGACGGAGAAGGAACGGCCGCCCTTGCGGTTTGCGGCGACCGCGCGCCATGACCGGCGGCCAGTCAGCAGCATGCGGTGCTTGCCGTTCGTCTGTACGTGCTTGACGAATTCCCGCTTGAGGGCTGGGCATTCGTCGACGTTGATGACGACTTCGCCCAGCGTCGCCTCGGCGTACTCCAGGCCCTGCGCGGCGATCAGGACCGTTTTCGCCGCCGGTGGCTTCCCGACCATCGGGCGGCCGGTCTTGTTGAGGTACAGGCGCCAGAGGCCGAGGCCGCGCAGCCACTGGGTTTTGCCGTTCTGGCGGGCGATCAAAATGCAGACGGTGCGGAACCTGAATCCGGTTCCGTTGGCGCCCTTCTCCAGGGCGTGGATGTAGAGCCACTTCTGGTACGGCAGAAGTTCCCAGTTGACGACGTTTTCGAGAAAGTCGATGCAGCCAAAGCCCCACGAGGTAGCGGGGTTTAGGCCACACCCGCATTCGCAGGTCTCGGGTAGGTCGGGGTCGCAGTGATCAGCTAGGGGTGGCGTGAACAGCCTGGGGACCGTGTGTCCCCTAAGCGTTCTGTCGAGAACGCCACTCGTCGAGGTCACTCACGTTGTCACCGGTGGCGTCGCCACTGCCCTCGGTGCTCTCGTCGTCTTCGGTGCCGTCGGGGTCCGGCGGGTCTCCGCCAACCCGGCTCCCGGCCGCTGGCTCAAGCCCGAATAGCCGGGCCTCCTGTTGAGCGACGCGGCGGCAGTGTTCAGCAGATCGGGTGTCTCCGGCGACCGCCCGCGGGTAGTGGGCGGCCCACAGTGCCTCCAGCCGCTCCAGGTAGACGTCGAAAGCCTTGTCGCGGAGCAGGTCGCGCCGCTCTGACTTCGCCATCTCACGGCGTACCGCCTTGTGGCAGGCGGCCAGGGTGTTGTAGCCGCACGCCTCCTGGATGGCGCGGAATGACTTCCCGGCGATGAACAGCCGCACCGCCTTCATATCCCGCTCCAGGCGCTCGGCAGCGCGCATCAATCCTCACCGTCCTCGTCCAGCTCGGGTTCCGCGATCAAGGTGACTTCCTCCCCGCAACGGCGTGCAGCCCGTATCCGGTCGCCCTTCACCAACACCAAGATGTCCTGGTGCACCCGGCCCAGTGCGCGACCTTTGGAGAAGGGGCGTGCCGCGCGGGCGGCGTTGGACCCGATGGCGGTCAGGAGTACGGCGTCGTTGGCGAGCTTCATTCCGGTGGCGTCGGCCGCGCGGGAAACCAGGGATCGCATATCGCGTAGGTCCCCGCGCTTGTCGCGGGCTGACCCGACCACGAGTGCCGCGAACGAGTCGGGCCGCAGCACCCGGGCCACCTCGGCGATGGTCTCGATGAAGGCGGCGTCGAACTCGTCCGTGGACATGGCCGACAGGTCGGCCGGGTCCTTGGAGTACTGCTCCAGGTCGTAGTAGGGCGGGCAGCCGATCATCATGTCGAACGACTCGTCATCCAGGGTCTTGAGAACGTCGCGAGAGTCGCCCTGAATCCACTGCGGTGCCGTGACGGTCGTGGCCATCTGCGGGAGTCGCGGCTCCACCACCGCCCACTGTTCCCCGTTCACCGCCAGCTGGTCACCGGACAGGTCGATGCCGGTGTACCTGCGGCCGAGGGCGGCCGATACGACACCCCGGACCGAGCCGCCGGACCATGGGTCGATGACGTCGGCCTCCACCGGTGAGAACCACGACACCAGCAGCTCGGCGAGCACCGGGTCGAATACTGAGATGGCGCCGCCCTCGGCGTAGAACTTCAGCTCGTCGCCGTAGCGCTCCATGATCTCGGCGGTGGTCAACGTCCGGCCGATCTTCTTCTCAGCGGCGTTCTTGATCTCGTACCAGTTGGCGTAGATCGACTGAGGCGCCTTGAACGCCATGATGCCCGTTGCGGCACGGGCATCCGACCCACCTTCTGTATCGACCGAGCGGCCGGACGCCGAGGCGATTCCGAGCGCCTTCCACGCCTTAACCCGTTGCTTCCAGGCGCCCTGCTTGGCATCGAGCACCGTGAACGGTGGAACCCCGAACCGGGAGGCCAGCGTGCTCTTGGCATCGGACACCGCACCGTCTCCGTCCGGCACGGTCAGCTCGGACGCCAGCTCCTCCAGGTCGGCCGCCGTGTAACCGGTGCCGTCCAGCTCGTCCAAGCCCTCCAGGAGCGCCAGCAGTTCCGCGGTGTCGTAGTCACCCAGGTCGGACAAACGGTTGTCGGCCGCGACGATGGCCTTGGCCTGCTGCTCGGACACGTCCAGCAACGTGGCACTGATGGTGTCCCAGCCCAGCTTGCGGGCCGCCAGGAGGGTGTGGTTGCCCGCCAGCACCTCCATCGGGCGACCTGTCTTAGTGCCCGCGTTGACGACAATCGGCCGGTACTGGCCATGACGGGAGAGCGACTGGACGATGGCATCGACCTGTCCGCGCCGAGGGTTGCCGGCGAAAGTCCTCAGGTCGGTTACAGCAAACACTCGGACGACCAGGTCCTCGGGGGTCGTGGTCATGTGGATTCCGTCAACTTTCGTCGGGGGGGGGAGGACACAAGCCGGGCGGCATGGGCCTCGCCTGGGCGTTTGAAGTTTCGGAGCCCCCTTACCCCTCTGGTTGGCCCTGAGACGGCCGTTTGTGGGGTGTCGGGTGTCATCGGTCCTCTGTGGCGCAGGGGCGCACAGGGCGTTTCAGCGTCACCACTGCTCTGAGGGCAAACCGATGTCGATGTGGGCGTCGTCGGTGCCGCGTTTGAGGTTGCAGTCGCGGTGGGAGGGCCGGAGGTTGTTGATGTCCATGGCCAGCTCGGGGCGTTCCTTGACTGGTGCGGCGTGGTCGGCGTTGAAGACGTCGGGGTGGTACGGGTCGGTGATGGTGTAGTCGATGGGTCGGTGGCAGATCCAGCAGGGTGCGCCGGTGGTGCCGTCGTCGTTGGTGTGGTGGGCGCAGGCGGTGCGGAAGTCGGCGACGAGCTTGCGGTAGGCGCGGGAACGTGGGCGTCCATCTGCGTCCAGGCCCTGGACGTTGGCGGGGTCCACGGGTGTGGTGGGCGCTTCGTCGTGGGTCTCGTACCAGTGGCGGGCTGCCTGCTGGATGTTGTGGGGCCGCTGCTGCTGGGCGCGGGCGAGCACCACGTCCTTGCCGGGGTTGATGGTTACGACCTCAGCGCCCAGTGCTCGGTACTTGGTGAGCAGGGCCTCGCTGGGGGTGGAGTGGATGACGTACACGTCGGTGGTGGCGATCAGTAGGACCGCGGTGTCTATGGCTGCCTGCCGGGCTGCCTTCGTTACGGCCTTCACATGCTCGGGGTAGCTGTGGGGGTCACCGTCGGGCGGGGTGAGGACGTTGGCGATGGCGTCGTAGTCGATGGTGATGTCGCCGGGCTGGGCGTTGGCCTGTACCCAGGTGGACTTGCCTGCTGCGGGTGGGCCGGTCACCACGTACAGCACTAGACCGCCACCAGGTGGCCGCACTCCAGGCAGCGGGGTGTGCCGCAGTAGCCGGTTATGCGGATGCGGTCGTCGGCGGCCAGGACCACGGCGCCGTGGGCGGGCGCATCGGGTCCGGCGAGGGTTCCGTCCAGCCGGAACCACTCGCTACCGCATTTGATGCAGCGGTGGTTGGTGGTCAGCGGTGTGCGGTGGTCGTCGAGGCGGGTGACGTTGTCGGCCATTAGCGGAACCACCGGAGTATGCGGAGCAGTGGCCGCTTCCAGCGGGGTGCGGTCAGGTACCGCACGGTGTCGTACAGCTCGGTGATGCGCCTGTGGGCGCGGGCGACTGGGTCCTGGCCGGGTGCCGGGCAGGCGGGTGGTTCTAAGTCAGGTGTAAGTCCGCCGAAGGCATGGACCCCTGAATACTTCTTGCCGCTCACGTGGTCGATGTACACGACGCCGTCGATGACGACGCCTACACGCTGGCCGGTCATCAGTGGAGACCCACGGGCTTGTGGCCGCGGATGTCGGCGTCACCGGGGCAGCCAGTGCACAGGGCGTCTGGGCCGCCGAGCCAGTCGGGTGCCGGGTGCTCGCACTTGCCGTCGGCGTGGGAGGGGTGTCCGCAGTAGCCGCATGGGGGGTTACTGGTGTCGGCCTCGGGTCGCTCTACGGTCGCTACGAACTCGCAGAACGTGTACTCGGCGAGTGGCCGTTCAAGGTTGGCGGCTGCGAGCGGTACACCGGTGTTCGGGTCCTTCGGTAGGGCGTCGACAGGGATTACGGCCGATGTGACAGCGACGACGGTGAGGCCGTCGGCCGCCGCGGTGGTCTCAATCGACTCGCGGGTGTGCCAGAGCACCTGGTCCATGTCCATGTCGGGCAGGACCGGGATAACGGCGCGGATCGTGCGCTGGTTGCTCACCAGAACAGCCGATCATCGGCGCGCGGCGCGTGGTAGATGCGGGCGGGCGGGCCGTACAGCAGCTCCCGCGGTACCGGGACGTCGTCGAAGACGTACGTGTCGGCCCGGTAGTGCGCGCCGCTACGGGTCCGTCCGATGGACAGGAACTGGACCCGGCCGCCGGAGCGGTGTCGGACGGACAGGTCGTTAGCACTGCGGCGGACCCGCTCCAGCACGTCGATGCCCGGCATGAGATGGATGTCGACCAGGTTGCGGTGGTGTTCCTGTGCCACGGGCCAGTCCGACGTCTCGTACAGCACGAAACGGCCGCGCCGAATCTCACCGGCGACGAGGTCGAGCAGGATATGGGTCTTGCCGTGCTGGCGGTCGCCGCTAACTGTGACCACGGTGACCTTCGGCCCAGCGACGGCGTCCTGGTGGACCTTCTCTGCGGTGGTCATGCGTGGTGGTCCTGGATGACGGACTGGTGGGCGTTGGCGATCGGCTCCCGCAGGACCTCGCGGGCGATGGCTGCGTTGCCCCACATCAGCGCTTCCTCCAGCTTGGTCAACGCGAGGGCCTTCTCGCGGCCCGGCGGGAGGATCGAGTCGAGGTCGTGCGCCAAGTCCCGGCACTTCCCGCGGATGCTCTCGTGGCGGGTGACCTGGTCGACATCGGGTCGGTGGTAGTTGAACCGGTGGTCGATGTCTGCGTGGCTGGTGGGGGTGCTGTGGAACATGGCTGGTTCTCCTTGGCGCCATAGGTTGCAGGTCATGGTCAGACCTGCCTCGTCGATCACTGCTCGCAGCAGCGGGTCGTGGAGTGGGGGTGGGGTCAGCACAGGTAGCACTTCTTCTTGGTGTGGTCGTGCTGACGTCGGTGGCAGCCGGGGCATGCGCCGCCGAGCTGCTGGCCGCAGTGCCCGCACACCTCGGGGGCGCGCGGCGTTGGTGCGGTCGGGGTGGGCAGTGTGAGGAGCAGGGTGTAGAAGGTCAGCGGCTGGGATGCCGGGTACGCCATGCCTGCGACGGTGGCCACGACGTCGGGGGTGAGGAGGTCGGGGTCGGTGGTGATCACCACGGGCTTGCATCGGCGGCCCTTACGGGACTGCCCCGGTGTGATGATCTGCCAGCCCGTCAGGTCCAGGAGGTCGGCCACCCGCTCCCCGTCCTCACGGCTACGGGCGACTACGACACCGGCGCGCATCAGACGGGCGCCGGGTGGTTCTGGAACCAGCCCTCGTACTGCTGCGGCGTGAGGAACGGGTACCGCTGCACCGTGGTCAGGTTGACCGTCCCACCACCGGTGGTGGGGGCGACGATGGCGAAGTTCCGCCATGCCCGGTCACCGCGGTTGAACACGATGTTGGAGAAGCTGATGTCGATGTACAGCGGCTGGTCCCACGCCAGGAGGGGGGTGTTGGCGATGAGCTTGACGTTGACCGTGCCATCCAGCTGCTTCAACCGGCCCTCGTCGAGACGGGCGGTGAAGGTGTCGAGCGCGAAGTCGGTGGGGCGTGGGTCGTACTCGGCGGCGCGGAACGCCCAGCCGGACGGCACCCGGTACCGGAACAGGATGGTGCCGGTGACGGGTCGGATGTCCGGCTCGTTGTCCGGGTCGGTCTGGCGGTCGGTGACACCGGCCCAGGTGTCGTAGCTGACCGTGAACGACTCTGGCAGAGCGCTCACTTGCCCTTGGCGCCCTTACCGGTGTCCGCCGCCGGGGTGTGGTCCTCGCCGCCGGTCGTCGTGTACGCCTCGCCGGTGTGCACGGTCTCCAGCACCTCGGGGTCCTGGTTGGTGACATCGCTGAGGTGGGCGTCCGGCGCGATGACGACGGACTCTGGCGGCAGGTTGTCGAGGCTGATGACGCCGTCCATGACGGTGCCGGTCGGGATTGCGGGGTCGGCGCGATGCCCGGACTCGATGGCGGCCAGCGTTACCGTGCCTTCCGCGGTGGTGTCGATGGTGTATTCGTCGACGTCCTGCAAGTAGATGACGCGGTCGTTGAAGCGGATCTCAAGGCGTGCGGCCATCAGGGTCTCCTAGGTTGGGGAAGAGGTTCTTGAAGGGGATGGACGGGAGACCGCGTAGGCGTGAAAGTAGCTCTGTCACAATGGTTTTTGCGAGTTCGTCGAACTTGTTGAGGCCAGTGCGGTCCAGGATTGCGCGGGTAACGGCGTCGGCGATCACGGGCAGCTTGTCGTCGAGTTCGCCGATTCGCGCGAATACGCGGTCTAGTACCCGGTCAATCAGCTTGTCCAGCAGGCGGTCGACGAATGTGGTCGAAGGACGTTGACCGGGCAGGATCGAAGAATCGTCCATTGCGTGTATCTCCCTGCCTAACAACATGTTTGGGGTACACCGGGCCTAGTTACCCGTTCGGCCGTGACGCGATAGCTGCCCAGCTTGTTCCACGCGAGGGCAAATGGCGGCCCGGTGCACCAGCCTTGGGGCTTCCCGCCAGCGCGGCGCAGCGCGCCCTCACCCCCAAGGAGTTGGGGCGTCCTGGGCATCGGCGTACCACCCGCCCGACAGGCCGGGCGGCGATGTGGTGGCGTACCTGGTGACCCTGGCGCCGAGCACGCGGCGAACCTGGGGTCGCGCGCTTACCGGCAGTATCAGCGGTACCGGGTTGACGCGGCGCGGGGGCGGGAAGCGGATAAACGAAACGCCCCCGGGGTGAGGTCCGGGGGCGTTTAGGGCACAGCGGTGCCAACGACATATGTATAACACGTGATACGGGCGCAGGCCCGTATGCAGGTCAGACGGGTGTGTCGGGGTCTACCCTGTGTAGGGCTGGTCGTGCAGGACCGGCCGCGTCATGTGGTAGATCTCGTCCTGCAATCCCTCGACCAGTCGAGCGGCACGCCACACCACGTCCACGAACAGGCGGACGATATCGCCGGTTACCTTCTGTCTTTGTTCCTTTTCGGCAATCAGTTCGGCCAGCGGTCGAGTGACTGGGTCATTCTTGTCGACACCCACCGATTCGGCGATCCGCTTTATCTCCGACCAAAAGACGGCATCAGGGTTCAGGCGCACGTTGTCCTCAAGCCGACGCAGCTCGGTGACAGACGTACGTAGGTGGTCCGCGTCCAATGTGAGTGCCATGCAGCAATCGTGCCACGAGCCGCGGGACAGGGAGGTTGCCGAGTAGCCAGCACGGTTGGTGTTCTGCGGTTTAGGGTCGGCATCATGAACCTGTCAGAGGTGTACCTGTCCACGATGGACGCCTACGAGGACTTCGTCATCACCAAGAACCTGCTCAAGGTCCTCGACGAAGCGATGGAGCGCGCCCCGCGGGAAATACTGCGGGAGCGCTCTTTCTACGTACTGCCGCAGTACTACGCCATCTACGCGAAGGTCTGGTATGCCGAGGTCAGCTGGGACCGGCAAGACGATGCCCTGACTGCGCTTCGCAAGGCCGCTGAAAGATACGAGGCGACGTACTCGTTGGCTAGAGGCCCCGGGGTGAAGGACATTCTGAACCGGCAGGGACTACCAACACCTTCTGAAGTGTCCAACTCGGTAAATGACCGGCCAGCGAGGTACCCATGGTGGAACCGCATTGGGTACCAGTGGTCCCAGCTGACAGCCGTGCGCGAACTCCCCGTGCCGTCCGAGTTGCCGCGCCGCGACACCAAGCTGTTTCCGGTTAACCTTCCCGACCCCTCAGCGGCCCTGACGTACTGGAAGGTGGTCGCCCGGGAAACGGCCGCGGAAGAGGTCATGAGCGATGCCAGCCACCCGGACGGCGTGGGATAGGCAGTACCTCTAGGCCGGACGACAAGACGCCGCGTGTGCTGCCAGCAGAGCGGCGGCAAGGGTTGGGGCGTCATCGGCCGCGAGCGGTGTGGGTATGCCGGACAGGGTTAGTCGGTTGCCGCGAGGAGCACGGTGCAGACGGACGGCGCTATCCGCCCACGGTTGTCCGCCCAGCGGCACGCGAACCGACTCGGACCCGAACGCATCCTGCGCCACGTCCGGCAACTCCACCAGCAGACAGCCAGCCGATTGAAGCAGCGAAGGGAGAACCGCCGCTATGCGGGCGGCGACCTGCTCCGGGGTATAGACCAGTGTGGTGGGGTGGCTGTCGCCCAAGCGAGTCTGCGTGGTGCCGAGCAGGTTTGGAATACCTGCTATGGCCTGACTGATCTTTGCCTCGACACGGCGTGCCATGGCCACTTTCCTATCAGATGTCACCGACAGCAGCCTTGATGGCCGCGACGGCGACCTGGTCCATATCCAGCTCGATGGCGGTCATGTCTATGACCGATTGGTCACGGTCGACGTGCCCGAATCGTGCGGCCTGACGCTCCAGCTCATTCCAGATAGCGTCGCGCACCCGGGACACGTCCGCGTCAGCCATCGGACCTGGCCGCCTCGGGGTCGGAGGCGGCGCGCTGCGTGAATACCGGTGCGGTCGCGGCGTTGACGACGCATAGGGAGCCCAGCTCCGGTAAGTAGATGACCACGTTGCCGCTAGGTAGCTGGACTGGTACGCCGGGGTCTAGAACGCGCACGGGGATAGAACCGAGGGCGATGTAGGACGTCATAGTCGTCGGCAGACCAGGGCTGGTGGCCTCGATAGCCTCCAGCTGCCGCCGGGTGATGTACAGCGTGCCCTCGATGTACTGCGGGTGCTCGATCTGCGCTAGCGGTGTGCAGTCGATCAGTGCTTGGATGTGCCGGGCCGTTGTCATGTGGTCGGCGCTTTCCGCTCGATCACCAGCGCGAAGTCGGCGGTGCCGGTCGCCCATCTGTAAGTCGGGCAAGGCCAGAGGTAGCAGCAATGTTTCGCCTTGCACGTGAACCTAGGTTGATGGTCGCCGAACAGTGAGATGGTCTTATCGAAGCCGGGAAGGCTGTCCTCGGATGTGGCGTCGATCTGGGGAAGGTGCTCCAGAGCTAGGTTGACGATGCGTTGGTGCTCATCCTCGTAACGCTGCTCCCACCTATCACGCTCAGTGCGCAGGCCGGTGATGGTGGCGCGGTATCGCGCCAGCAGGCGGCGTAGCCCGTTCTTGGTGCGGGGTGGTTTCCAGTCGGCGTCTACGACCATGGGTTGTCGTACCTCCAGTTGCGCATGTCTTCGCCGGGGTGGTCGTGGTCGCCCCGGCGGGTTATCTGCTGCCATTCCAACGGGATACGAAGCAGGGGCGGTCGCGCCGTCAGAAGGTCTAGTGCCTTCAAACGTTGTGGCACAACACGTGTCGGTGGGTAGAAGTCGGTGTTGTCTGGGTCGGTCAGCACCAGGTTGTAGTCGGACGGCCAGACGTCTTGTGTGCAGCCGTCGCGTAGCTCGATGGTGAGGTAGAAGCCCCTGCTGTCGAAGTCGACGTGTTGCACCACGTTGACCAAGCCGCGGTCCTCCGCAGTCCTGCTGGTACGGATATTGGGACCGAGGCGCCACCAGCAGTCGGCCGGGCCGGGCAGTCGACGCGCGATGACCGGCTGTGGCTGTTGAACGGGCAGGTTGTCGGTCATGGGCGACCCAACCCTGCAAAGCGGAGGCGGAACTGGAGCGCGCCGCCCTTGATACGGAACATGGCTACCGCGCCGTAGTTGGGGTGTGTGTACAGCTCCACGTAGCTGTCGGGCAGGTGTGGCGGTAGCACGGTGTGGGCCAAGCGGTAGCCGGGCACGACGCGGTGTATCAGCTCGGCCGGGTAAGTGTGGGTCAGGGTTTGGTCTTCCACCCGTATTCCTAGCGCCACAAAGTCTGTCATGGGGTAGTACGCCGACATGCAGCGTAGGTCGATGACCCGGTATCGAAAATCCAACGCTGGCGGGTCGTCGCCGGGTTCATGAAATTCAAAGCGGGGGTGTGTTTCTTGAGGTATGACCAGGCGAAACTCCGAGTGGAGCGGTTCGTTGTCGTCGGTGACGGTGGGCTGCGAGTAACGCTGCTGCTGCCACTGCCACGGCTCGACGGGCAGGGTGATCTGGGCGAGGGGCGAGACCGTCGCAGGTTCTGATTCGCTCCCCCGGACGCCGGTCGCGCCAGGGCAGGTGCCGCGCACGAGGCCGTGCCAGGGGCCGCCACACTTCGGGCAGGTGTCCTGGTTGATGTTGTGGTCGTAGCCCGACCGTTCCTGCTCAAGCTGGTCGTCGACCAGCGCTGCTATCGCGTCGACGACATCGGCCTCCGGGTTCCTCACCGGTGCGCTGCCTCCCAGGCGCGCAGCCGCGCCCACGCGGCCATCGCGTGTAGGTCGTACGGGTAGGTGGGCTCGCCGTCGAAAATGTGCAGCGCGGTATAGCCGGGCGCGAAGTGGGTGAGGCCGGTCTGGCTGGACACCCCGTTGCCGTAGGCGTCTCCCTCGATCTCCCATTCAATGACCGGACCGCCGTCGGGCGCCACGATCACGATGCGCTCCGCGACCGTCGTATCGGCAATGCGGTGGGCCAGCTGGACCAGGCGCCAAGCCAACCAGCGACGGATACCTAGCTCCCGGATCATCGGCCCTCCCTGATCAGTGCGGCCAACTGCGTGGCGGTCGCCGCCATGTCTTCGAGGGCGTCGGCGGTATGCGAGTCCTTCCACGGCTGACTGGCCATAGAGAGCGTGCGGGCGCACCGGGCGATGTTGCTGATGCCTTCCGCGATGAGGGCCCGGCGCTCTATGGCCACCGCCATGGGGTCGTCGGCGCGATACAGGTAGACAGAATCGGCGTATTCGTAAGAGCTGGCACGACGCCGGAAGTAATCGTCATTCGGGGAGTAGTCGGTGCGGCGGAAACGCAGCAGCTCCTTGCAGTCAGTGTCGACCACCACGATGTCCCGGCCGAGGATGCGGGCCACAGTGCCATGGGTGACGATGCTGGGGTAGAAGCGCCGGTCCTGTATCTGCATCACTTCGGCGCCGACGGTCATCCAGTCCGGCAGTGCGTCACGGGTTGAGGTGGTCATGCCGTCAACGTCACTGTCTCGTCGCCAGTGAACATGTATTCGTCCATGACGAAAGGGGTTTCGCTATGCAGCACGTGCAGGGTGGCCATGTCGGCGCAGAAGTAGATCTGCCGTAATTCTCCGGTCACGGTGATGTCTCGGTCTTGGGAGCCGAGAGTGACGAAGCTAATGCCCATGCCGATAGCGGCCTGGGTAAGCTCTCCCACTTCGTAGTCGCCTGGTTCTGGCTGCTTCATGGTGCGACAACGGTGATGATGGGCCTGCCGGGCATCATGTCGGCTAGCTCGGTCAACGGGTTGATGTGCTTGTGCGCGCCCGCGGCCAGCGGTGTGACGGCCAGTTCGGCGCCGTGCACCTTTTCCAGGTTGGCCAGGTAGGTCATGTAGGCCTCTGCATCAGGCATTTCGGGTACGTCGACGTCGGCCAGTTGGGGATGTTGTGCCAGCAGTGCTGGCTTGCATTCGCCTGCGGCACGAGGCAATTGATGGGTAAACAGGTTGTCGCCGGTCATGTAGTTGAGGAGTGCGTAGATGTCGCCGATGTCGGCTACCAGCATCAGGTCGGTCGTCACGGTCAAGATGGCGCCGAGGCCGAACATGCGCGGGGCGGGTGTCGTCATGGTCGTCTAGTCCTCTCCGGCAGTGTTGGGAGCCTTGATGTTTGGCCAGTAGATGACGGTGCGGTGGCCCATGTTGTCGGTGTAGGTGGGCAGCGACCAGATACGGTCTACGAGTTCCGCGACGTCATCGTCGGTGTCTGCCAGGACGTAGGCCAGTTCGGCGGTGACTGCGGGGGTGAAGCTGGAGTCGTCGAGTACGACGGCTAGGCATTCCCTGCCGTACATGGCCCGACCGCTGTAGTCCGTTCGGATAGTGGGCAATTCACCGTCGCCTGCATAGTTATTGAGGCTGTCCTCAAAGGACGCTAGCTGCTGGGCCGTCAGGGTCTCATTCATGATTCAGACTGTATAGTGCGCTATACGTCGCGTCGAGCGTTAGTCGGCGCGGATAACCGCGATGATCACGGCCGTCACGCAGAGGACCACGACGGCAAGGACGACCGCGGCGGGCCAGCCGTTCAGGCTTTGGAGTGGGGTGTTGAAATCCATTGCGGCGTCTGCCTTCCTTTACCTGGTGACGTGCTGGGCTGTTGGGGTGCGGCCGTCGAGAATCTTCTGGATCAGTCCCGGGCTGCACGTCACCGCCGCGGCCAACGTGGCGTAGGTCCACTTCTCTCGTTCGGTGGTCCACAGTTCACGAACTAGCCGGTCTCGTTCGTACCGGTGTTGTTCGCCGACGCGGGAGGCATCACGCTGCAACCGGTGATGCTCCCGCGCCTGCTGTGCCCTTGGGTCCACGCGTTCCTACAGTCCGGCCGAGAAGTCCGAGATCAGCTGCGGGACAGCCGAGTCGAAACCGGACACGTCGAGCTGGCCGGGGTCGTCGGGGTCGGCGATGGTGAAGCGGGTTGCCGTCATGCCGACAACGATCAGGCGGGCGTTGATGCCCGTCTTGTTGCGGTAGTCGCGGAGCGCCTGGTGTGGGTGGACGTCGCCGAACCAGGTTTCGTTGTCGGTGATGACCACGAACGTGTCGAACTCGCGCTTGGACTGTTGTGCCCACAGCATCGGGAGTGCGCAGTCGGTGGCGCCGAAGCTGAGTCCGGCGGTGTACCGGCACACGTCGTCGAGGCGGCGGCGCGGTGTGATGTCCAGCGGGGTGATGTGGTGCTGGGACCGGTAGCCGTAGCCCGAGCGCGCGGCCTGTCGTCCGTCGGTGAAGCCGACGACCTCGTGGTCGGGCTCAACGTTGGTGGTGACGAGTGCGAGTGCGGCTGCGGCCTCGCGGCATGTCAGCGGCATACCCGAGATCGCGGCGCCCATGGAGCCGGACACGTCCAGCGCCAGCAGGGTGCGCTTGCCCGACGGCTCTACCGCGCCGTAGGCGTTGTAGAACGCGGCGTCCAGAGCGTCCACGACCTTGCGTTCCGGCGTCCAGGTGGAGTCGCCGCGCGCCGAACGCCCGGACGCGTAGGTGCGCTGTGCGATCAGAACGTTGACCGGGTGTACGCGTCCCTTGCGTAGACGGTCGGCGTCCTGGAGCTGAGCAACCACGCGATCCAGATATTCACCATGGAGGACCCCATGCCGGGTCAGGCGAGGCAGTTGGCGCATCAATGCGGTCTGCGGCAGACCGTGCTCAATCAGCGCTTCCCACACAGCGGTGAAGTTGAGCGCGACGTCTGGCAACGCTTCCCAGGGAAGGCCGTTGCCACGTCGAATGATGCTCACCCATTCCTTGGGCTGGGTGGCGCGCTGGGCATCCTCGAAGTCCTCGATGATCGCCAGGGGGTGGTCAACCACAAGCTCGACGTTAGGCAGCTTGGGCCGGGAGGCGTTGCGCTCCCCCGCCTTCAACTGCTCGGCAGTGAGGGGCTGGACCTTACCGATGTAGTCGTTCAGGCCCTTGCCGACTGCCCAGTTGAAGGCGAGGCGGCGGGCCGGGTCCGCCGTGGTGGGGCCGGACAGGCGTAGTAGGTCCCGGTGCATCCAGCCTTCGCGCTGCCGGTACTTGACCAGCTGGTAGGCGAGGCGGTCGACGGGCTTGTCGAGGTACCAGCCGCCGACGGCGCGCTGCATGGCGCGGCCCCACCCGCGGAACTGCTCCATGTACTTCACGAACGTGTAGAGCTGGGTGCCGGTGCGGGCGACCGTGGGCAGGGCTGCTGCGGCGGCGCGGCGGCCGTCGACGTCCTCTGCTGCGGCGGCGATGGCGAGGGCGAACAGGGCCGGGTTCTGCCGGGGTGCGCGTCCGGCCACAGACACCTCGACGATGTGCTGGACGAGGCGGACTGGGTCGGCCGCTGCTGCGCGGAGCACGACGGCCGCTGTTTCCTTGGTGAGGTCGGGGGCGGTGGTGTAGTAGGTGCCGCCGTCGGTGCCGAGGGTGAGGAAGCGGTGCAGCAGGGCCTCGTCGTCGATGGTGAAGGTGTAGCCACCGGCGGAGTTCTTCACCTGCCGGGGGTCCGCCTGCTGCGACTGCGGCGTCTTACGGGTTCCGATAGTGGTGAGAACGTCCACCGTGCATCTCCTTGTTAGAGGGTGCGGGCGGCGCGAACGTGTGAAGGGCTGCCGGGGTTCGTCATCCTTGCGAGGGGTGGGGTAACCGACTGCGATCCTGCTCGTGCCACCCGCGAGGGCTATTGGGCGGGTGATGTGAACGTGTGTGTGCTGACCGGGATTTCGCTTTTACACCCGCACTAAGTGCAGGCGACAGGGATTGAACCTGCATTAACCAATTGAGTGATAACCGACCGAGCTTCCTGTTCACATCGGGTTGTCTGTCGTGCGTGCGCGTAGGTGGTGTGGGCGTGTGGGGTGCTGACCGGCCTATGTGGACAATTGCCTCTACCAATTGGGCTACACCCCGCGGGCGAGGTGGTGGGGCTCGAACCCACACCTGACTGTTTTGGTAACCGACCTGCGTCCTGTCCACACCGCCTGCACGCATGCGTCTGCTGGTGTTTGAGGTGGTGTGAGCGTGTGGGTTTCGTCCGGGTTTAGCGCTCTAGGCCGCTGAGCTACAACCACTTTCATGGCTGGCGGGATTCGAACCCGCGTCTCTCTCAGGAAAGGAGATAACCGAACGAAGTCCTGTTCACACCGTGCTGTGCATGGAGTTGTGTTGGGTGATGGGGCGAACGTGTGTGTGCTGACCGGGGTTTAGCGCTCTGCCAACTGAGCTACAGCCGGGGGCTGGCTGGCGGGACTCGAACCCGCGACCTCTCCATTACAAGTGGTAACCGACCTGCGTCCTGCTCGCACCATCTGGTGTCTATGTAGTTGTGGCCTGGGGGTGACGTGAACGTGGTTGGCGCTGGGCGGGTTTGGCTCCATTTCCCCGCTTGGCTCGGGGCGTTCTAACTTGAACTACGGGGGCGTACCCCGAGATAACCGACCTGCATTCTGTTCACGTCGTCCGTTGTTTTGTTGTCTGAAAACGAAGCTATACCGCGGTATAGCGGTGCTGCAACAGGATTGAGGCTTGGCTGTATAGCCGCTCGGTAGCCGCGACCATCACCGTCCGGCGCCAGCTCCTCCGCTCGCCGAGGAACCACCGCTACTAGCAGACCCGCTACCAGCGCTGTTACCTCCAGTTTCGCCCGCGCGAGGACCTGCCGGAGCTGTAGATGGACGGTGCTGGCCCTCAGGGCATTCCGGGTCCTCCGGTGGTTTGTATCCGCCGCCACCGGCTGGCGTGAAGGGCGCCGGTCGGGCGCCCAGGCAGGTCTTGGCGTCTGTCGCGGCATACAGGCAACGGTCGGGAAACGCGGAGGCGGTCGCAGTTGGGAGCACCGTTAGGGCCGCGATGGCGGCACCGATGACGGCAATACGTTTTACATAAAGGCTTTTCATGACTCGGAACGTATACAGAGCTATACACAGAAGCAAGGTCGTTAAGGCTTGTTCTTTCGTATAGTGCGCTATACATTCTGAGTCATGGCAAGAGTGATACTCACAGCGAAAGCGCGGATGCGCGCCAACAAGCGCCGCGTCACGTCGGCACTCCGCAACGCAGGTATGCCGCTCCTCGTCGACAACCGCGACGGCATCTGGCGCCTCTACTTCATCGGCACCGACGACACCGGTGTCGAGCTGGAGCTGATCCTGGTCCCACACGCCACCCAGGACTGGACCTGGGTATGTATCCACGCCATGCCCACCAAGTACCGGAAAGGAGGGGCACAATGACCCTCATGAGCAGTCACAGCGAAGCCGACCTCAAGCGCCTCACCTTCGGCGATGACCTGGTCGTCGACGACATCGACCTCGACAAAGAAGAATTCCTCGTCGGCGACGGCGTCCGGCTGACCAACGACGCGGCAGACAAGATGGTCGACGAGACACTGGCCGAGGTCCGACGCCAGAACATCCGACCGTGACCGGCCCTGACGTCGCCGCACCGCGCGACATCATCGCGGACAGCCTGGGCGGTGGATGGCCACAGGCAGATGCTGCGCTGGACGCACTCGAACGCGCCGGATATGCCGTAGTAGCCAAGGTGTGGGTCGCGCAACTCGAACTGATTGAGCATCGGGGCGGTTGGATCGGCGTCTACGTCACGCCAGAAGGCGCCGCCGCGGCCTTGGTTGAGTGGGCGCGCGGTGTCGGCGTCCCGATCGAGCACTACGACCCCGCGACCGGGTCAGAAATACTCGACAACCATCCCGAGATAGAAACGTACGGCGTCTCATATGTGGAGGTACAGCGATGAAGTGGACGTGCGAGCGGCCCGGCCGCTGGACCGGCACCGACGGCTCCAACACCGCCACCGCCGTACGCATGCGCGAAGGCATGATCGGCTGCAACGAATGGATGTGGGTGACCAAGGTCAACGGTGAGCACATCACCAATGCGGATGGGCTCCGCGAAGCGAAGCGGGCCGTAGCCGAGCGACTTGGCGGCACGAATCTACATGCCGCGCAACGCACCGCTGCCGAGTACGGAAGCGTCGATGCCTGAACACGAAGGGTCCCGTGCTTGATGGCCGAGAGGCTTCCGTGGCAACAAGTCCGCCCTGGCCTATACGACGCCATTGGCGGCGGTAAGCAAATTGGCGCCTACCGCAGGCAGTACGAGCTAGCGCGCTACAAGTCCGCGGATGGCGGGTACAGATGGCAGGCACTAGTCCATGAACCAGGTGCGATTGGCTGGTCCGAAATCGCTGACGAGAAGACACTCAACGAGGCTAAGAGGGCGGCACAGGCGCTTGAAGATCAGCCTCTGACGAGCTGAGCTGGATAGTTGGCCGAACTGTCCAGCAACTAAACGTCGACCGGCGGCCAGTAGATACGGGCGTCCATCCGCTGCTGCTCCTCGGGGGTTGTGGGTGCTGGCGGGTCGTTGTTCCGCATGTAGCGTTCCCACGCGGAACGGCGGCGGGTCTCTGCGTGGTGTTTCTCAGCGGCCTTGCGGGCGGCGCGTAGGTCGTTGCCGCAGTAGAGGTCCCGGGATGACGTAATAGCGTCCCAGTCGCGCGATCCGGGCGCGTATTCAGTGATCCAGCAGCGTTTGACGACCTCGGTGGTGGTGTTGGTCGGCGGGTCCCAGAGGCGGTACTCCGTTGTCCGTGGCAGCAGGGTGTAGGTCCCGCCGATGTCGTCGCGGTGGTGGGCGACCCACAACCAGCGGCCTTTATGCCAACGGTCCTCGATGCGTTTCCACGCCAGGGTCACGTCGACGAAGGCGATGCCGGTCATGACGTTCCGCCATTCTGGGGCGTTGCGATGGCCGCTGCGGTCATGCTCTTGACCTCTGCCATGTACCGCTCAAACCGCAGGCGCTGGGCTTTCTCGTAGGGGCGTTCTACACGTTGGGTTGGCCAGTCGGGCTCCATGATGCGGCGTTGGGCCTCGTCTTCGGCGGCGTCCATGACGCCGGTGATCCACCTGCCGTCGTTGATCAGTGGCCGGGCGTCGGCGGGCAGCGTCTCCACCGTCTCGCGGCCGTTGCTGGGCGGTTCGCATTTGTAGAAGCCGCCCCAGTTGTCGAGCTGCCAGAAGATCTGGCCGGACGGGGTGGCCCATAGTTCCCAGATCATGCGCTTGTGCCTCCCTGTCGTCGGACGCGTTGGCGGGTGAGGTAGGCAAGGACGTCGGCGACGTTGTATTCCGGTTTGCCTTCTGGCCCGGTGCGCTCGGTTATGCCGTCGCCCAGTCCTTTTCGTCGCCGGTACGCCCAGTTGCGGACCTGGTGCTCGGTGAGTTGGACGATGTGGGCGAGGTGGATGACGAGGTCGGCGGCCGACAACCACGCCTCCTGGTCGACGGGGGCGACGGATGGCACTGCCCAGTAGACGCCGAGGTCTTGCCAGTACCTGTCGCGTTCGATGAGGGCCTGCATGGGGTCGCTGATGCGTCCGGCCGCGACGTCCTCAAGGAGCTGGCGGTAGGACAGTGCGACACGTTTCGCCTTGTCCTCGCGGCTGTCGCCTGTCCACTTCCAAACTTTCTGGTCAGTCATAGTCGTGCCCTATCGCTGGGCTGCGGGATACGTTGATGTGTCCCGTCTCTGGGTTCCATGGAAGCAGGTGCCGGGTACGCGGCGTCATGCCTCGCGGCTCCGTCCCCCGAAGGTCAGCAGGATTCCGGCCATGGTGAGCCAGTCGTGGGCGGTGTTGCCGTCGTTGATGCGGTTGAGCATCTCGTCGGCCAGCATCAGCGACACGCGGCGCCGGGCCGGGTACGTGATCCAGCGTTCGGGCGGGAACTGCGGAACCTGTGTGACGGTGTCGGCGCATACCAGCGCGGTGTCGACGGTGTACTTGGTTGGCGCGGACAGCATGTCCAGCCAGTCGGAGAAGTCCGGCATAGCGGGGATGCTGGCGGCGACTGCCTGGGCGTACCGGCGGTAGACCCGGGTCTCCAGGACCTCCAGGTCCTCGACCGCGGTGCCGGTCATGGGGTCTGCCCCGCGCTGACGACCTTGTGCCGGGTGATGCTGCGGTAGTCCCACGACCCCGGCTCCAGCCCTGAATACCACGCCTGGGCGGTGCTCTCGTCGCCGAACACCACTTGCAGCCGGGAGCCGCCCTGGAGGGCGGTGCCGTCGCCCTGGTACCCCAGCCAGACCTCCTGCGTAGTGCCCTGGTTGGCGGCGAACCGGAGGAAGGCGGTGTAGCAGGCGGCGCACCACCAGTACTTCTCGCCCTTGGCGCCTGCGTGGGCGCCGCGCTCATAGTCCCGGGAGCTGGTGGACTCGGACCCGCACCGGTCGCATTTGTAGATCGTGCTGACGACCGTCTGCACGCCCATCAGTTACCGCCCGCCGGGGTGGTCTGCCGCTGCTCGGGTGTCTGGTGCGGTACCAGCCCGTCGTTGAGGATCGTGGTCACCTTGTCGACGACCAGTCGTCCGGCGCCCGCCTCGTCCAGCAGTGGCTCGTCGGCGACACGCTGGACCATGTCGTTGATGCCGTCGAGGCGCCAGTATGCCTCGGCTAGTAGGTGTTTGAGTTGGTCGAGTAGTTGCATGTTTTTCTCCCGTTCTTCGAGTTCGCGCATGAGGTCGATGACGCCGCGCTGGAGCCAGGGGTATTCCCGTTCGCCATATGTTCGGCCGCAGGTGGTGCAGTCGTATTGGCTGGTGCCGTCCCAGCGGCCGACGGTGTAGGCGCCGCACTGCTGGCCGTCCCGTTTGACTGCGGGGCAGGGCATGGCGGAGTGGTGGCGTAGTCGGGGTAGTCCGAGGGCCTGGTAGACGTTGCGGGACAGCTCGATTAGTTGGAGGGCGATGTCGACGCCGTCGCGGTCTACGAGGTGGCGGGGTTGTCCGTGCTGGGGATGCCAGCCCTCGTCGCCGTCGGGTACTCGGCCCCAGACGAGCATGGGTTGGGCGGGTTGGGCCAGGAGTACGTCCAGGTTTTCGCTGACGACGGCGACGGAGCGGGCGACTACCTGACGTTGGTGGACGGTGAAGCCCTGGCGGCCGTGGCGCTGCCTGCCGGTCAGGTTCATCGCGTGTTCAACCATTTCCGCTGCGCGGTCAGCGGTCTCGACGATGTCGCGTTGGAGGGCGTCGCGTTGGGTGTTGAGGTTGATGGCTGCGGTGGAGGTCATGGTGACGCGTGCTCGGTCGACGTACACGCGTTCGCCGATGCCTTCGTGGAGCCGGTCCCAGTCCCGGGGTAGGCCGTTGACGGCGTACCGGAGGCGGGTTAGGCAGCCGCCGCAGATCACACCGTCGGCAATGAGTTGACCGGAGGGTGCGTCATCTTCGTCGACGATGGTTGACCAGTCGTGGTTTACGCATCGGTGTCCGAGCGCGCAGCGGTGCGGATCACGTTGCGTCACAGGGTTACTCCTATCAGGCAGTCGAGGTGGATGTAGTCGTGGTTGGATACGAGGACGTTTGGCACGGGTGGCCCGGTTAGGACAGGTATGCATCGTTGGTCGTCGTCAATCTGTTGGCCGCACTTGAGGCAGGCCGTTACGGGCAGCTCTTGTCCTGGCTCCAGGAACCAGATGCGGTCCTGGTATTTGACCCAGCGGCGCCCGCAACCGGGGCACGTCCAGCCGTAGCCCTGCAACACCATGGCCATGTCCGGGGTGTAGTGGCCGCAGCCGCATAGGACCGGTGCGCCTGCGCTGCTCACTGCGCCTCGTCCTGTTCCCATGAGTTGCGGCATGTGATGCAGGTGCGGAGGACGTACCTGCGGTGCGGGAACTCGGCGGTTAGCGGGCTGTCCCACCACGTCTCGTACTCGGGTATCTCGACCTGGTGTGCCGCCTGGGTGTCGCATTGAGGGCAGGTATCGAAGGCGTGGAATTGCAGGGCGATTCGGTATGGGTGGGTCTTGCGTGCGAACCAGTGGCCGTCGTTGTCGCGGGCTTTCGGCGGCCATACGGCGATCTCCACTATGGTGCCGGTGACGTTGAACGGCAGGTCCAGGATGTCGCCGGGGTGCAGGGTGTCGGTCAGCCTGGCGCGAACGAAATCATCGTGTGCGAGGTTAAGGCGGAAGGGTATTGGCCACTTCTTACCGTTGCGGTGTAACGCAACTGGGGTGGTCTGATCGTCCAGGCGAACGGTCTGATAGATCACTGCTGCCTCCAAGTCTGTCCACACTCCGTGCACTCCCGGGTAACAGAGCCGGGGTCCTGTGTGCATGGCTGGATGTAGTGGGTGTTGATGAATCCGCAACGGGGGCAGGCGCATTGTGCGGCAAACTCAGATATGCGGTAGGTGTCGGGTCGTGTCGGTTTGACTATCCCGGGTGCCCCTAGGACCTTGTAGCCCTGGCCGAGCCAGAGGTATGCGACCTCGCTCGTGCGGTCCCACCACCACTTGCCGATGTGGTCGGTGGCTGCGTTGACCATGCTGGGCAACTCGTCGTAGGAGTCGACCTCGCCGAACATGTACAGCGGCTGGCCCGGACCAGAGCGGGCAAGTAGTGCACGCCGTAGCGGGTTCGGTTCGACTCCGACCCAGCGCTCACCACCGACGTTCACGTTGCCGACGATGGTGTGGGCGGCGATGCTACCGCGGCTGGCCTGCACCGTGATGGTCCCGCCAGCCTGGATAGCGACGGAATTGTCGCCGGAGATCTGGATCTGGTTGCCGCGTCGGCGCTGGCCGAGCGTCAACAGGTACGCGGTGAATCCGCCACTGGCCGCAAGAAATAGCGCCAGGGCCTCAAGAATCACGCTCATGACTCCAACACCCGCGGCCGGTTGTTGATGCGCGCTAGCTCCATGCCCTGTCGCTCCAGTTCCTCCCGCTCAGCCGCGCGTAGGTACGCACTCTGCAACTGGAGGATGACGTGCCGTATGGCGTCTTGCTGAGTGTCGACGCAAGCGATGGGATGTTGCTCCCAGGGCCGCCATATGCACCATTGCGGCGACGCGGTCAGGACGTCGTCAGGCAGTGCGGACCAGTCCCGGCGCTGCCAGGGTGTCTGTTCGCCGTCCTGCGCTTTGCGTATGCGCCAACGCTTTAGCTGCTCCGGGGTCCACTCACGGTGCATTGAAAACCTCCTCGAATTTTCGTACATCGCGCACGATGTGCGATGGCTTGACCACCGGCGCCTGGCAGGTAGAGCACATGGGTATAACGCCAGCACGGGTAGCGGCGACCGTGCGGTCGCGTACCTCCCACTGGGCCGCCATCCACAGCGCCCGTGCGCAATTCGTGCACAACAGGAACACCTCGTTGCCGAACTCGTCTGCCTCCTCGCCGTCGCAGTTGTCCAGGACGTGTACCGAGACGACTGCGGTGACCGGCCGCCTACACGCGTGTTGCGGGTGCTGGCAGGTGGGGCGTCGGCCGATGAACTGGTCATTGAGTCCGACCAGCTGGGTATCGACAAGCGCCGCGATCTGCTCGTCGGTGAGCCGACCGTCGGTCATGGCCACTGCCACCCGCCAATCGCCCTGAAAGCCTCGTACAGGTGCCAGGACGCCGACTTGAGCAGGTCCTGCGCCTCCTTGTCTCCGATGGCAACAGTGGCCCGCTTCATGTCGATCTCAGCGAGGGTGATCTGCCGGAGCATGTTGTGCCGCGCGTACTCGTGGAAGACCTCTGGCTGAGGGGTTGTCGTGTTCTCGCTGGCGTTCATCCGGCCACCCTCTGGTCGTCGGTGGGTCGTGGGACGAGCTGTAGGGGTTTACGGCACGTGCAGGGCAGGACGCCGGAACCGTCGTCGGCCTCGATCCAGCCGCCGCCCTGGCAGCGGGTGCACGCCTCCCGCCGGGCCAGGGCGGCTGCCCGGTCCGACTTCTGACGTTCGGCTGCCTCCTGGGCGGCTGCCTCGGATGCCAGTCGGACTGTCATGCAGTCGCGGCAGTTTGGGGGGTGTGGGTCCTTGATGTGCTTGGGGCAGCGGGTGGGCGCCTCCCCAACGTAACCACCTACCCAAGGTGACCCCCTCCCCCTCCCCTTCCCCTTCCCCCTAGTGATCGCGATGCCATCGGAATGGCATTCCAATGGCACATCTGATTGCGATGGGTTTTCGATGCCATTGTGGTCGGTTTCGGATGGCATCGAAATGCCGTCGAGGTCACTGTCTGGGGGCGTTGGGTCGTCGTCCGGCCTTGGGTCTGTCGGGGTGCCGTCTGGCCCGGGGCCAGACGGGTCGATCTGGTTGGCGACCGTCACCGCATCGGCACGGCGGGTGCGCCTCAACTCGGCCGCCAGCACCGCACGCAGGCTGGGTGATTCGACGGCCTGGGCGCATTTCAGAGCATTAGCGAACAGGTATTTGTGCTTGAGCACGCCGTCGTTGCGTATGTACGAGCGGACCAGCAGTTCCTCGGTGTCCTCGTCGTAGGCCACATAGAGGTGCTCGGCGAGTTCGTTTGTAGCGCGGCGTACATCGGCGACGCTGGTCTGGTCGCAGCCCTTCGCCCACTTGCTTAGTTGCAGCGGCAGGACACCGGCATTGTTCACGTTCGGCTGCGACAACAGGAGCATATACATGCGCTGCGCCTCGACGGATCGCTGCTGAAAGTCTTTGTCCCGCCATATGATTGTCAGAATCCGACCATGGTCGCGCGGCACAGCTATATCTCCTTCTGGTTGGCTAGTTCTAGTAGGACGTCCGCGTGGCAGGGGGCGTCGAGTCGGCACCAGCAGCAGAGGTCGTGGCCTCGGAGAAGTGGCACCAGGTCCTCCACGCGCTTCATGGAGCCGAGGAGCCAGCGGCGGTACAGGCGCACTGCGTAGGTTGCTGCCCACTCGTGTGTCCCGGTGCCCTGGAAGAACGTCCCTGGCCCCTCGACGGTCCAGACACGTTCGCGACGGCAGCTGAAAAGGCCGGGCTCCGTCCCGGCGCACACGACCTTGAACGGGTTCCCCCATCGCCCGGGCCGGGCCACGCTGATCGCGCCTTCCGGTTTCCGCCAGCCCGCACTACGCCGCAACTGAATACGTTGGGGCATGCTCACCAGCCGAACTCCGTGGGCACGTACACCTGGGTCTGGGACCGGATGAAGCCAGTGTCTAGGGGCGGCTGGTCGGACTCGGTGACGCGTATCAGGAGGCGCCAGCCGCGGGTCTCGGCCGGGGTAGCGGTGTGGATGTTCCACCAGTCCCACGACATCCATTGCGCCAGTGGAGCGTCCAGGAAGTCGTCGTTGCCCATACGTGGTGCTGCCGCGTTCACCTTTTGTGTCAGCTCGCGGTACAGGCCGGAGTCCCCACTGTGCTCCAGGCCGACGACGTACGGGTGCCGCATGAACCGTGTGGGGCAGTCGTTCCCGACGTGGACGGTGTGGAACCGCGGCCGGTAGCCCCGCGCCTCCAGGAGCGTTTGTGCCGCCAGCGACGGAGCACCGGTGTTGGAGGCGCTGGCCGACATAAAGCTGGTCTCCTCACCCGGCTTGTCTGCGTTACGCCGCGGTACGCCGTCGGTGTGCCAGCCGGGTATCGCAGGGATGAACCCGGGCAGCAGCAGCGACACCTTCGTGTCGACGTGCACGTGTGTGTGATCGCCGACAATGGGCGCCTGCTCCAGGCACCGCCGGACAGCGGGGCCGCCGAACAGGACGGCGTTCTGGAGGCTGGCGCGTTCCAGGTTGGGGGTTGCCGGTATGCACTTGAGGTCGGTGTAGTCGAAGAAGTCGACGACCGGACCCGGTCGCACGGGGCGGGAGTTGAATGTGTACGACGCGGTCACTGGGTCACGCCCCATTCCACGGGATGGACGGTCCAGCTGAAACCTGGCAGCTCCGTGCTGCTGTCTACCTCCAGTTGCGCGTCACTGGGGGGTTGAATCACTAACCAAGTCAACCGCTTCTCGGCGGCCGAGTAGTAGCGGCGGGCGAGGCGACCGTCTGTGTGGACGGCCACGCTGCCCTCGGCGTAGCCCAGGCGCTTGACGTTGAGGGCGCGGAGTAACCCGACCACTAGATGTTTGGCGATGTTGTAATCCAGCTTCTGCGGGAAGCTGGGTATCTGCTTCTGTAGCCATACGATCATGGCGGACAGCTCGGTGTCGCTAACGGTCACACGGCCGTCCAGATATTCAAGTGGCGCCTCCGGCGAGGCTGAGGTCTGCGCCGGTGTGTCGTTGTCCAGTGTCGCGTTGAGGGTCACCCTGTCTCCTTGTCATGGGTTGCGTTGCCGGACATGGGCGCCCAGCTGAGCAACCCGTTGTGGTTGCTGCGGTAGTTGTCGACGGCCGCCTGTGCCTTATCTCGGCTGTAGTCCATGGACATCCACCACTCGACGTCGTGCCAGACGTCCCGTAGCGCCTTCATCTGCTCGGACTCCCACGCGGTGAACGCCTCGTTAATGCGGGCGATGAGTGCACGGGTGTCCCGTGCGGCGCGAGTCCCCGGAAAGGACGAGTCGAGGGCGTCGGCCATGTCGTTGAGGGTGGACATGCGGCACATGACTTCGTCTAGGTCGTCCGAGTACAGGTAGTTGAAGCTGCCGCCGCTCACCACTCGGCTCCCAGTTGCTCTATGCCGTCAGCCAGCACGTCGATGTTCACGGGCGCCATGTGCCATGCGTCTACGCCCACGTGGAGCTGCCGTTGGTGCACATGTGGGAGGAAGCTGGCGCGGGAATGGGTGTGCCCGTGCAGAAGCCACTCGCCCTCGTCGCGTAGCCGGTACTGGTTGTAGCGCTGCTCCGTGGTGTGGTCGCCGCGGTAGGGCAGGTGCGACAGCAGCGCGGTGTGTCCGCCCACGCGGCGACGGGCGAACGGCTGCACCGACTGGAACACCTCCAGGTAGTGCGCCTGCCACTTGTGGGCGTCCCGATACATGGGGTGGACGCGGTCGTGGTTCCCGGAAACCAGGTGCTTCTCGCCGGGCCGTTGCTCGATCCATTTCAGCGCGTTCCTTTGTGCTCCAGATGATCCGGCGCTGAGGTCGCCCAGCACCCACACCTGGTCGTGCGGCTGAACGACTGCGTCCCAATTCTCGGCGAGGGTCCGGTCGTGCCACCGGATGCAGTGCTCACTACGTTCCGTAGGGGCCAGCGGGACCGCGATGTTGGCGCGGTTGGCGCGTTCCTCCGCGACCAGGGCATGCCCGATGTGTAGGTCGGAGGTGAACCAGACGGTCGTCATCAGAAGCACTCCCCTGCGTGGATTGTGTGGCAGTCCGGGCACTTTCGCTCCTGCCGCCCGGGCTGTGCCGGATCGACCGCGTCAGGGCATTGGTCATGGACGATGTGATCGTGCATGTAGGTCGCCAATTCACCCGGCTCGATCTGCTCACCGCAGTTACGGCACTGCCCGCGGTATTTAGCCTGGAACGCCATCACGCCAACACCTGGGGGTAGCCGTCGAAGGTCCGGCCGTCGTGGTACAGCTCGCGGCCCGCCGCCTTCTTCCCGACTCGGTACATGGAGGTCGGGTGGTGGTGTGGGAAGTCGGCGCGTATCGCCTCACCACGACGCGGGCCGTCAGGCCAGTCCAGATCACCCGCGTTGTAGGTGTTTCCGTCGTCGGTCGTCGCGATACCGTTCGAGAAGTCGAACCGGCCATTCTTCAACGGCGCCATGGGTGTCCAATCGCCCCATTGCTTGAACAGGAACGGGACACCAGCAGCCACACACTGGCGGTGCAGGCTCTCCGCCCACCACGGATGCATCGGCCGCGCACCCGACCCGGACTCGCCGCCGACAACCACCCAGTCGAGCTGGCTACCCCAGAATGGCGTACCGGCCTTGATCGGATCGGTGTGCAGGTTGACCGGCCCGAGTAGCGGTTCGGCGCTGATCCACCGCACCGCGGCCGGGGTATCGAGCAGCGCTGGGATTCGGAGGTCCGCGCGCTTCTGGTCCTCGGCGCTCACTCCAAGCCAGACGTTGGGCAGCGGCCACCCTTGCCCGAACGCGTTGCGGTTGAGCGCTTCCTGTACTTGAACGGTCAGTGGCCCTTTCGCGGGCACGCGCAGCGTTTGATCGGCAAGCATGGACAGCAGTGCGTTGTAGATGAAACTGCCGTCAGCACTGGACAGCAAGGACCGCATACGCGCGTGACGTTTGGTGAGTATCTGAAAGGTGTGGTGCTGCGCGACGGCCATGATGGCGAATACACGCGCGATGTACTGGTCAGGCACCTGGTCGTGGAAGAGGTCGGACTGCGCGTTGACGAAGATGCGACGCGGCTGTTTCCATTGCAGCGGCAATGCCAGGCGGTCCGCCACGAGGTTGACGCGTCCCGTCCATTCGCCGCTAGACTCGGTGCCTGCGTAAGGTTCGACCACCTTCGGATTCGGATGCGCCTGCATCCGGTGCGCCGTGCGGATCGCGTAGCAGTGATCGCAGCCCGGACTGACTTTGTCGCATCCGATCACGACATTCCATGTGGCGTCGGTCCATTCGATGCCGGTCTTGTCGCCCATCAGAAAGGCACCTCCGTGGCCCCGGCCGCCACCGCGCGCAGTTTGTGCAGCATTTGCCAGTTCCACCGGGCGTCGGAAAGAGCGTCGTGCGCGGTATCAGGTTTCGGCACAGTGCTGCCGCTGACACCGAGGCGGTCCATCTCCTGCTTGAGGTCCAGGGTGTACATGGGCATGAACCGCGGGTGGTCAATCATCCGACCCCACAGCTGGCACAGGGCCACGTGGTCGTAGGCTCCGTAGTACGCCCAGAGCACCGGCAGCTCGTGGTCAGCGACAGCCTCGTCTCGGTCGGCAAGGTCACCGATGACGAACTGGCGAACCTCGTTGGCAATTACCCACTTTGGCTTTACCAGCGGCGAGCGCATATCGATTCCGCCCCACGACCAACCGATAGACCCGAATTCTTGACGCCTCTTCACCTCCCCAGTGGAGTGGGTGGGCAAGTGACGTACGACGTTGTCCATGAGCCAGTCGTCCTTGCGGATACGGTCCCAATCGGCCTCGCTGTTGACGGCGTAGTATTCGCGGCCGTCCTCACACACGATTCCGATTGAGATCAGGTCAATGGTGCGGCCGTCTTCCAGGAACTCTGTGTCGTAGCAGTAGATGGTCATTGCTCGCTCGTTTCTGCCGGGTTGTCCGCCCACGGCTGGTAGTGCTCGGGGCAGCGAACGCCGCCCTGGCCGTCCAGGTCTATGGCGATCATCGCGGTCTGCCCACAGTGGGTTATGCCGCATACGCCGAGGTCGGTGTCGTTGACGGTGAAAGTGATTCCACCGCTGGTGGTGTAGATGCCGGTGCGGATCTGGACTGTCTGGCTCACAGTCATTCCCCTTGGTCTGGTCGCACTTCGACGGATGGGGTGACGTCGTGGCCAGTGCCCGCGTGGTGAGTGTCAGCCCAGATGTCGCGGTCGTCCTCGGTGTCAAACGGGAGCTTCATATCGACGCACTCCTGGCAGGTGGCGAGGTAGTACACCGCGGGGCGGCCGGGGAATACCGTTGTCTGGGTGACCCTCTCACCTATCGACGCGGCAGTGTCTCCGGCATCACCAACACGCAGCGGGTCCACGTAGAGGAGGTGCGGGCCTTCGTATGTGCTGGCTGTGACCACGAACTGCTCGTTGACATGGGTCCGGTGCCCTTGCAGCGCGTTGTGGCGTTTTGCAAAGGCGTCCGCATGCTTCTGGCCTTCGTCGGTACCTGGAAACGCCCAGGTAGCCTCGTCCTCGCCGGGCGGGGCCAGGCAGTCGATGCAAACGGTTATCCATTCGCGTTGCGTGTCAATGATATTCACTTCTCTGCCCTTCCAACCTTCTCGGCCCAGGCGACAGCTACCGCGGCTGTTTGGATCAGCTCGGCGTGGAGTCGCTGGCGCAGTGCGTCGAAGGCGTCGGAGTCCAGGTGTGCTGCGCGGTCGAGGTGGGTTGCCGCCTCGATGGCCTCTGCAACCTCTTCGACGAGGACGTGTGCCCAGGTGGGCTTGCCTTCCCTAGCCGCCTTCTGGCACAGGTACTTTGCGCGCATCGCGCTCGGTATGCCGTACTCCTCCGCCATGCGTTCCGGTGTGCAACCACCCGTCCGCTGCGTGAGCACAGTGTCGACGTTTGGGTGGTTCTGGTCGCCCCACTTCGCGTCCTGAGACATGCGCTCGTAGAACACGATCTGCAACACACGTCCGGTCGGTGTCGTCTCGGCCGCTGGAGGCGCGTTGTGCATCACGACTCACCGCATCCGGCGTCGTCGAACTCGTCCCACGGCACGAACCGTTCGACGATGGCCTGACCGTCGGTGGATGCAACTACCCTGTCCAGCTCGTCGTCGATGGGTTCCGGCCCCCGCAGGTCAACGAGGCGGCGGCACCAGAATCCCCACAGCCGGGACCGGCGGCCGGTGATGATGAGCGTCCAGCACGGCACCTTGTGCCGAGTGGCGCTCCTGGCCCACGTGCCGTCCTCGTAACGGTCCTGCACGCTGGTGCTGATCAGCTCGACGCGGTGCGTCCATTTGGCGGGCCGGAACGCTAGTGGGTGGTCGCCCCAGAACCAGCGCCATGGCTCCGGCGCCGAGCGCACTGCGCGGCCTTCGTCGGTGACCTCGACGTACTGGCCCCACAGCATCAGGGACAGGAACCCCCAGGGGTGGTCGTGCAGGGCGCGGTCATCGTCATCGCGGAGGAACTTATGCACGTATACGTTGAGCCATGGGTTACGGGGGATCACATACCAGCGCAACAGGTACGGGGCGTCGGGGTCGGCGCCGATGAGCTGGTGCGGCTCGCCGCGCAGCCACTTCCGTAGCCAGCCCTTGTTGGTAGGCGCAGTCATCGACGATCACCCGCTCCGGTCACGCGGAGACGGGCGGCGACGGTCGGGGTAATGCCATCCCAGTTGTGCCAGGTGCGGGCACAGGCTTGGCATATCCACGCTTCGAACGGGCTGTGCCCAGTCTTGACTTTGAGGGGCGCCTTGCAATACGCGCAGCGCAGTAGGGTCTCGACATACACGGGTTCTGGCGTCTCATTGCTGTCGACGGCCTTGGAGGTGGCCTCGATCTTCTCGGCGATGCTGCGGACCAGGCGGCCGGACAGTTCTAGGAGCGCGTTGACGGCGCGTTCGATGTCGTTGGTGGTCAATGCTTCTTCCCCTTGTGTCGGCGCTGGCGCCGGTTGCCGTCCGGGTGTGCCAACTGGATCTCGTCGCGCTGGTGGGCGCGATGTGGTTGTGGGCGTGGGATAGACCGGAAGGTGACCTTTGTCTGGTCGGCCTCGGAGTCGTAGACCGCCGCCACGGGTGTGTAGAGGGCACCGAACATGTCCGGCCCCCATCGCTGGTTGACAATCATGACGTGGTCGGCGATGTCGCCCCGGTAGTTGAGGGTGTTCCGCTCGGCTGTGGGGAACATGTCGGCCTGGGTGAGGGTGGCCATCAGGGCTCCTTGGCTGGGTCTAGGGCTTCAATGACCGGGTGGATGACCTGAGACGGGGCGAGGGTGACCGCGATTTCTGCTGTTATAGGCGAGAATTCAGCCGCATCCACTGTCACCCCGACCTTGACGGTGATCTGGTCGCGCGCCAGCATCGCCGGGCGCTTGGCCCGGTACCCGGCGATACGCAGGCCGTTGACGACCTTGAGTCCGTCGTCGCCTGTGCGGTAACCGCGGGACGCCTCCAAGATCAGGTAGCCGGTGGCGGTGTGCGTAGTCACCCGGCCGCCGCCTTCTCCTTGGCAGCCTGCTCCGCGGCCTTGATGTTGACCGCGTTCTCGATGATCGGGTCCATGTACGTGTACGCGTCCCCGGGCAACACGCTTACCTTCACCGTTTCGCCGCGCACCTTCTGGACTGCATTCGCCCAGCGCCGCAACTTGGCGACGTCGGCCAGCTGCTCCGACGAGGGACAGGTGTTGTCTAGCCAGGTGTGCTGGTCGCGGAGGAACTTGCCGCACACGTCCTTCGCGCGGGGTATCTGGTGCAAGAAGATGCGGTTGCCGGTCATGTGCGACAACAGGTCCTGCACCTGCACCACGGTGCAGATGGCGCCTTCGGGGAGTCCGTTGGTGACGGCTAACACCGCCACCAACGGGAACTCCTTCCTCCTGCTCACAGCTCGCGGATCGTGTCGGGCGCGGGACCGAACACGGACTTGATGACGGCCAGCTTCGCCACCTCAGCGTCGAACGCCACGTCCTTGACGTCCCCGGCGCGGTCCAGCTTGTAGCCGAGGAGCAAGCCGTCCTGCCCGATGCGGAACCGCAGGCGGGCGGTGAGGTCGTACACGTCGCCGCGCTCGTAGACGGGGATGCGGAGGGTGAAGTGCTCGGGCACCTCGATATGTCCGCCCTTGCCGCCAGCGGTCGCGGTGGCCTCCTCCTTGTACTGGAACTGCACCTCACCGGACTGGGTGCGGTGGCCGGACTGGAACTCGACCTTGCGCTTCGTCTGGAAGTTCTGCACGACCTCCATCAGGTCGGCCGCCGGTGGCGAGGTGATGGCGGCTAGGCCGTCCTCGATGTGCTCGGCGAACGCAATCTGGTTGAGCAGCTTGCCGTCGGCTGCCGCCCAGTGGTTCCACTCGCGGGACAGCTGGAGCGCTACCACGATGCGGTGGTCACGCCAGCCCTTGTCGTTAAGTACCGCGGTGATTCGGCTGGGGCCGCGGTCGGCGTACGCGACGGCATCGAGGTGCAGGGCGCCGTCGATCAGCTTGTTGAAGCTGTCGACGTCCAGCACGGTGGTGGTGCCGCGGTCGCGTCGAGGGTTCGGCAGATATCGCTCCAGCGAGTCGAAATCACGGTGTTCGTCGGAGTTGGTGACGTACGACAGGACATGCTCGGTGTCGGGCACAACCTGTTCGGTGCTGTAGCGCTCCGCCGCGTTGGTGAGTTCGGCGACAGCGTCTGCCTCGGTACGGATTTCGTCGGTCATGGGTCAGGCTTCCTTTCGGATGTTCGTGGTGCTCTCGGCGACCGCTTTCATGGACTCGAACTGGAGTTGCGCCGGGTCGGTGCGGGTGACGTTGCCCTCGCGGTCGACGAACCAGAGGGATACCTGGCGGTCGGCCTGCGGCGCCTTGACAGTCACGTCGTCCTTGATGACCAACATGGAGGTGTTGGCCTGCTCAGAAACGCTGAGCTTCAACGTGAGTGACCCGGCCTTGCCGGTCGCGCGGACGGCGGCAACGACTTCCTTGAGGCCGTCGGACAGCTCGTCGTGCACGCGGCCCTTCTGGAGTTCCCGCAGGAAGTCGGCGAACGGGCGTACCCGGTCCTCTTCCTCGGGTGCTGGAGTGGTCATATGGGCGGTGTTCCTTTCGTGGGGTGTTACTTGATGGGTGCGGGGATGGTGGCGAGGGCGCCGGTTCCGGGCCAGCAGCCCCACGGCGACATGCCCTTGTCGAGTGCCTTGGTGATGCAGTTCTGCACAATCACGTTGGGGTCGTTAGACACTGACGACGAGAGGATGCGGTTGGCTTCGGCCTGTTCGATGGCCGTCTTCTTTGCCTGTTCGGCCTTCGCGGTGTTCGCGCGCTCTGCGTTCAGCTCGTTGATACGGGCCTCGGTGCCGTCGTCGTAGTCGATGGTGGGGACGGCGACGTCCAGGATGTCGACCTGGTCACCCACCAGGGCACGCAGCTTCTCGGACGCGTCCTTGGCGAAGGTCTCCAGCGGTAATCCGTTGGCCCACTTGGTCGCCAGTGGGTCGAGCTTGGAGAACACGTCGTTGAGTGAGACCTGGAGGTTGCGGGTGATCAGGTTGGTGCGGACGTTGTCGAATGACCGGTATTGCACGTACAGCTCGTCGGCGGCGTCCTGCTTGATCTGCCAGCGCACGGACACGTCAGCGTCGGCGGTGGACGAGTTGCCCAGGCGGACCTTGATGCGGCCGGTGCCCTCGTATTTGTCGATCTGGACTGCTGCGTCCATCTCATCGACTGTCGCCCACGGCTTCTTCCAGTGCAGACCGTTGGACAGGGTGTCGCCGGACGGCTTGCCGAATACCGTCTCGATACCAACCTTGCGTGTACCAACGACCGTGAAGGAGCCGATCACGAGGACGAGGACGGCGATAGCCAAGGCGATACCGCCAATGAACAGTGTCACTACGGGGCCATCAGCACGCCGGTTGAATCGGCGGCCGACAAGCCCGCCCAGCAGTAGCAGTAACGCAATACTGCCGAAGATCAGGAATGTTACGAATTCCCAGGACATTTGGTTAGTTCTCCTTGTTTTTGAGTGCGGTGATGATGTCTGCCGCTTCTGACTCGGACAGGTCATTGATGTCCGAGATTTCCCTGCCGATGACCGACCAGAGGTAGGTGTACGTTTCGGCAGCGGATTCCTTGGTGCGGAACGAGTACTTGGCATTGGCGAGAAGGCCGCGGATAGTGCCGATGTCCTTCTTCGTTGCCAGGTATTCGCCGCGGCTGTTGACCTCTGCCGGGTCACCGTCCGGGCCTGGGGTGCCGTCGTCGGGCGGCGGGGTGTCGTCACCGCCGCCCGACGCGGGGACTTCCTCGGCCGCGGGTTCTGTAGCACCCGCACCCTGTTCCGGGTGCGTCACAGTTTGTGCCAGATCGCCGGTGGTCGTTGCCTCGGAGTCCGTCTGGGGGTTGGTCTTCTTTTCTGTTGCACGGGCGCTGATTTCGTCCTGAGTGGATTGCGACGCGGGTGGGAAGATCTCGCGCTTGTCCATGCCGTCGCGGGTGATGGAGGTGTACGTGATGCCCATCTGGGCGACGTCTCCGGCGTCCCAGGCGCCGCGCTTCTTCCCGATCCGGGCCTCCATCTGGGCCTCGGTGACACCGAGTTCCTGCCGGAACTTGGCGACCATGGTTTCGATGCGGTCCTTGAGGGGGACGCCTTCGCCCTTTTCCAGGGTGTTGCGGCACAGGTCCTGCGCCATCTCGGTAAACCACTTCGGCAGCACCGACGAAATGCACTCGCGGACAGCGCGTGCACCGGCGTTGTTGTTGTTGTTCGTGATGTCGCCGAGGTCGTTTAGCTCTTCGCGGCGTCCCTGCTTCATGCGAGCGTGCGGCACGATGAACGTGCGCGTTGAGCGCGTGTTGGTCTGGACGTCCCAGGCGAACGCCTGGATCTCGGACTCAGCTTTGAGGTCGTCGCGGTGCAGCTCGTTGACGCCGTATTGCACGTTGCCCCATAGCCGGGCCAGCTCGCGCATGAGGTGCACGGAGGGGCCGGTGCCGCGGTTGGGCACCTGGTAGAACGCCTGTACCGCCATGGCCATGCGGCTGCACGCGTCCCGCATTTCCGCCTCTGCGCGCTGGAGGTCACGGGGAATTTGTTGCGCCACAATGACTGCTGACTGGACCTCGGCGACGGCACGGGACTGTTCCACCGAGGTGGCTTGGCTGATCGCGGTCCGGGGTGCGGCGGCTATGGGCTGGTACTGCGAGACGGTCATTAGTCAAGGTCTCCTTCTTGCTGGTAGATGGCGTAGCTGGGCAGGGATATGGAGTTGATGTCCTGGCCGTAGTCCGGCCAGTGGTCGTTGGCCACGCAACGCGCGTACAGGTCGATGGCCTTGCGGTTGCGTCGTCGGCCGAGATCGATTGCGGCGGGGTCTAGTTCGTTGACCGACACGAGGTAGGGCGGGTTCTTGGACTGGACGATGAACACGAACGCGGCGTCGTCGGCTATCTCGCATGCCGCTAGCCCGTCGAGGTACCAGGGGGCCTGCATGTGGTATCCGTATTCGGCTGCCGCCTTGGCGAAGTGACCTGGGTGCGCTGACGTCGAGGTCTTGTAGTCGACAACCACCAGGCGATGGCGGCCCGGGTTGGGGAGCCAGTCTGGCCGGAGACGCAGTCGCACCCCGGTTTCCGGGTCGTGCCAGTACCCGGACAGCTCAGGTGTTCCGTCTGCCAGCAGGATGCGGGCAATGGGGTGCTCGCGGACCTTGGCGGCCATGGCCTTTGCCTCCGCGACATCGTCGATGTGCATGGGTATCTGGCCGTTAGCGCGGGCCTCCTTCGCCGCCTCCTTCCACATGGCGGTCGATGTGGGCGAGTCGGACACTTTGCCGTCTTTCGTCAACCCGTGTTCCTTCGGGTCTAGCGCGACGATCTCCCCGCCCTCGCCGAGGACGTACAGGTGGGCGGCGTGGCCGAAGTCGTATTCCTTCTTCGGTGTCCGCGGCTGGTCCTGGTAGTGGCGGAATATCGCCGGGCATGACGGCGCCAGGAGCGCGCGAGCACCGGAGGAGGACAGGCTGCCGCGGTCTGCGTGGTATGCCTCGTCGGGGATACCGGCATACATGCCGTCCGCGTCGGGGATCAGCTTGGTGTCGGCGGCGGTCATGCGTTGCGGCCCTTCGGTAGGTAGTTGTCGTGCAGATAGATGTCGTGCAGAGGCAGCGCGATGGGGGTGTCGTAGAGGTCCTGGCCGTGGGTGAGGGTGAGTCCGACGGCCTCGGCGTCCGCCGGGTTGGTGGTGACCCAGTGGTGGCAGTCGCGACACAGGTGCACGATGTTGGCGGGATGCCACTGGCCGCCCTGTGACCGATTGCGGCGGTGGTGCATGTCAGTCCCGTGCTGCTTGCCACACCACTCGCACCAGCCCATTGACCGGCCCTTGACGTGTTCACGGGTCAGGTCTTCGTTCCACTCGGTGATGTACGGCTCTGACCAGATGTCGTCGGTTGTCACGCTGCGGCGCGCCGTTCCCAAAGGTGTTTGACGCGTGGGGTCCACGGCTCGCACAGGTCGAACTTCTCGTATGACATGGGGCAGCGCGCGATGCCGTGTGGGTCGTGATGTGCGAGAACGTTGCCCTTGGGTGTGCGGAACACGGTTGCACCACACACTGGGCAGCGTCGCCGCGCGCTCATTCGTCGTCACCGGGGGCCTCGCGAAGGACTTTGTCTCGTACCCATTTACGGGCTGCGGCGCGCGCAGCAGTGGTGGTTGGGAACGGTCCCGGGTGAAAGTGCACGTTGCCCTTGTTGGAGAGCCAGCGCCAGCTCCAACCGGTGCCGTCGTTGCGTTTCTGGGTGGTTATGGCACCCGGTAGCGGGTTGACCTTCTTGCGTGCTGTCATGCCGCTATGCCCTTCTTGCGTAGCCGCTTGAGCCGTGCTTCGACGGATTCCGTTGTGACTCCCATGCGTTCGGCGATCTGGTCGTTGGACAATCCGAGGTCGAGGTAGTCGCGGTAGAGGTCGATCCATACGACCTGTCCTCCGCGGACGTGGGCCGTTGCGGCGGGGTCGTCGATTTCGGTGTCGTCCCATGCCACCGGCGGCGGCCATCCCTTCTGCACCGCGATGCGCCGTGCGACGTTGGAAGGACCTGGTACCTCCTGTAATTCGCGGTATAGCGCGTCGATCTCTCGGGCGCGGGACACCGTGACCTTCTTGACGGCGCCGGTTGCGACCTTGGACAGGCGGCCGGGGTGTAGCCCGAGGCGCACCGAGAGGTGCTGTTGAGACCATCCGACCGCGGAAAGGGCCAGGACGCGGCGCCGTGAACCGGTGGCATCTATCCGCGCGCCAGCGGCCATCTGTGGCCCAAACGGACACACGGGCACCGGGATAGCGAGGATTGCGGCGCGGGTGGTTCGTTTCACCAGGCGCTGGTCTTCCCGCGTCAGGAAGTCGATGGCCCGGTGGGTAACTCCGGCAAGTTCTGCGATCCGGGATATGCCGACCCCCGCTGCCATGAGGGCGAGGACGCGGCTGCGGGTGTCGTCCGCTGGTACGTGTAGTGGGCTCCAGCGGCCGTCGGAGACGGCGAGGCGCCGGTACTTTGCGTAGTGGGTGGGGCACAGTCCGCGGGCCTGTACCAACTCGGTGCAGTTGGGGCGGGTGCATTCCTTCCTCATGACGCGCGGTTCCTGCGCCGTGCTTTGCGGGCCGCGCGGTTCCGGCGGCGCCGACGCTGGACTTCGTCTGCGGGCACTGTCCCGGCGTAGGTGTTGGCCTGTCGTTGCAGTCCCAGGAAGACGGCGTATCCGAGGGTGTTGGAATTGGCGGCTGCCTGCTTCCGGAGCCGCTCCATGGGAGACAACTTGCTCGTGGCGATCTCGATGTTCTTGCTCACCAGTTGGTTGTGGCGTGCGACGGGGTCGTTCATTGGTCCTTCCCGGGGTAGAGGCGGCGGAAGCATTCGACGGTCGCGCGGGCGTCTCCCAGCGCGGTGTGCTCGGCCTCGTTGGTGACGCCAAGTAGTTGGCACACCCCAGCGAGGCCGGGTATGTCGTCGGGTGGGATGTTGAGAGTGCCTGCGGCGTAGGCGCATACGTCTGCCAGGCGGTGATGCCATGGCGCCTCTACGCGAGTGCTGGCACCGGGTAGCCGTGGTTCCAGCTGGAGTAGCCACTCGTAGCCGATCAGCAGCATGTCGGCGTCAAATCGGGGGTTTGCGCCTGCCAGGGTCTGCCCTTGTAGCAGCTCGAAAACGTCTTGGTAGCAGCGGATTGACGTGTCGCGGTCAAGCTGGTCCTTGTACAGGCCCTGCTCGTAGTACATGTTGATCCGCATGGCTTCCCGGTCTGCCTTGCCCAGCTCATCTCCGGTAATGAAGGGCACGAAGCGGATTTCGCGCCCGGTCTTGAGGTTCACGGCCGCCACCTCAACAGGGAGGTGGACATTCCGGTCCAGTCCGGTTGTTTCCAGGTCGACGACCCACACGTCACGGCTCACGCTGACCTCCAGCGAGATGCCTTGGTGTACAGGTCGATGAGTGGCTGGTGCCACGGGCAGTAGGCGGACACTGAGAGGGCGATGACCCGTCCGGCGGCCTGGTCGGTGAACCCGCGCTGGTTGAGCGCCTGGCCGATGCTGTTGATGCCGTGGAAGGTTGGGTCAGCGCCGACGATGACGCAGACCGCGCCGCCGATGTCATTGGCGACGTCATTGACCCTGTCGGCCGACGCAGGCGCTGCGGTAGCGAGCGCCAGCGCGGCAGCCATAGCGGCGGTAGGAAGTCGGCGCATCATGCTGCGGCCTCCACCAGCGCCAGGAGGCTACGCACGCGGGGCACTCGGTCCTTGTAGATGTCTGGATACTCGTCGGCTCGACGCAGATAGCTATCGAGCGCGCCTCGGAATCCGTCGCGCTCTTCGGCGGTGAGCACCGCCCATTCCTCCGGCAGGGCCACGGCGGCGTCGCCATAGATCGCGGTGCTTCCGAGATTGCCTCCGGGGTCGGTGATCACGGACATGCTGGCGCGGCGGTCGTAGAAGGCGGCCTTGTAGAAGACGCTGACGCGTTCTACGCCGCGGTCGTCGACGATGGTTGAGTGCATGGCGTGTTCACTGCCCTTGCGTGACCACCCTTCCGGGAGGGTGGCGCGGACGAACAGCGGGTCGCCCTCAACGATTTCTCCGCGTTGGAATCCCCACTGTTCCAGAACATCCCAACCATTGATGCTGAGCATTTCGTCGCCCTCGCCTGACCACACCCGCCCGGCGTTGGCAGGGAGGAGGTCGGACGTGAGGAGCTGCTGTTGCCCGGACCGCTCCATGCCCTCGATGTAGTTGGAGGTGTTGCCGTCCAGGCAGCCAGCTAGGTGCTCGATGGGGTGGCGTTGCGAGGTGTTCTCAATCATGCTGCTGCACCCCAGATTTCGGCGGGGCTGCCGTGCTTGGCGGCCAGCTCGTCCCAGATTGGGTTGGGACTTGGGGGCGTCGGTGGCGGTGTCGGTTGGACACCGAATAGGGCGCGGCGCCACCACTTGGATTCTCGTACGGGCATAGCTGTCTCCTTGTGCTGAGTGAGTGGTTGATCAGGTCAGTGCTAGTTGTTGGCTGCCGCCGAGGCGGTAGTGCATTTCCGCGACACCGTTAGGGGTTAGGTAGATCTGTTTGGGACGTTCTTTGGTTTGTCCTGCGGGCGTTTGGTATTCGCCTCCGTCGTGGAGTGCCAGGTAGCCGAGGGTTACGGATTCGGCGTAGGCGATCCAGCGGTGGTCACGGCCGCGGAATATCCATTCCTCGCGGGCCATAGCGTCGAAGAGTTGGTCGCGGCCGACGGCGATTGCCGGGTCGAGGGATAGCAGGCGCGCAGCGTCGGCCACGGTTTGGTCGCCGGTGATGTCCGTGAGATGCATTGGCAACTCGGGTCGTTGGTGGATGCGCGCCATGTCATCACCGGGCGGCCATGACGTTGACCGTGAGGACGACGCCAACGAAGGCACCGAACAGGAGCATCCAGAACACGGGGACGACTACCTCGCGGATCACCGGAGTACTTCCTGTGCTGGTGCGCCTACGAGCTGCGGGAAGTTGGTCTTATTCCAGCCTCCCTTGGGCTGCTGCAACCGGGCCACGTGGTGGTCGGATAGCCAGTGGTTGAAGGCGGCGACGAAGTAGCCGATTGCCTCGGCGTCGGGCATCTTGAAGCCCTCGCCACGAACGCGGTCGAACCTGTTGCGCAGTGCAAGGATTGGCGAGCCGATTTCGAGTCCGACGCCGTCGAGGGTGCGTTGAAAGAATTCGGAGGTGACCTCGACACCGTGGATGCGTCCGATGCCCGCGTAGACGGCCATGATGAGTCCGCGGCGTGCCTTGATGCGCGTGTAGTGGGTACCGCGCCTGATCAACTCAAAGGTGTCGGGGTTGGCGAGGGTCCATTCGACGATTTCGGCGCTGGTGACGGAGCCTGTGGCGCGGTCGGTGTAGAACCAGCCACGTTCCCAGATGATCAGCGTCTTGACGGCCGACGCATCAGACTTGGAGGCGGTGATACCGGACAGGTTGAGTTGGTCGCTGGGTGACCGTTTGGTGCCCTGATCCATGGTGATCTGGGTTTCGGGCGGCAGGTTGCGGACTACGACCGAGTCGATGGACACACCGCACAAGGAGACGGCGTGTAGGCGGTGCTGGCCGTCCAGCAGGGCGCCCTCGGTATCGAATTTGATTGCCTCGCCGTTCATCTGCCAACGGCCTGCCTCCATGTCGGCGGCCAGCTGGATGACCTTGCGCTCGTTGAGGGGGCGGTTGTGGGTGTTGAACTTGAGGTACGCGTCGGCGGTCGGGCCGTCGATGGTTTCGATGTCCGTCGTGATGGCCGGTGGCCGGTGCAGCGGTATAGCATTCGACATGAAGCAACTCCTTGTTGTGGTTACGAGGGGAACTTCTCGATGACGCGTTGCAGCGCGTCTCGTGCGCGGACCAGGTCGCTCTTGCGTAGGGCGAGTTGGTCCGCGTTCTTGTCGAAGCGGTCGTCGGCCGCCAGTGCCTCTACCCGCTTCACCGCCTTCGTGACTGCCGTGGTGGCGTCGTCGAAGGAGTCTGTGATCGGTTTCCGGCGCGCTGGGGCTGGCGCTGGCTCGGGTTCCGGTTCTGCCGCGACAGGTTCTGTCGGGTCGTCGCAGTAGCGGTGGATGTCGTCGAACTCGTCGAAGCGTTCGCGATCTTCTTGGGTGGCGTTGTCGTACAGCTCAGCTCGGGCACCGCAGGGGCACATGGCGAACGAGGTGAGGGTCGGCTCTACGCCGTCGGTCACGGGTGCGTTGTGCACGACTGAGTACCCGTCGCCGGAGATAAGTAGCGACGGGGTCAGTGGAACCCCGGAGGCCGTCCCGCCTTCGCACATCGGGGCGGTCTCCGGGTGGTCTTCGGTTGTGGGGAGGTCTGGCACGACGGCCAGGTGAGGGCGGACAGGCTGGGTAGACGCGTACGTCTTGCCGTCGGTGCCCATGACAGCCGCAGGTGCGGCAGATGCCGCGCCTGACAGGTCGCGGCGGACGGTGCGGTCATCGACCCCTATCGCGGAGCCGATGGCGCGCGTGGACAGGCCGAGGTCGCGCAGGGACTGCACTACCTCGCCGCGGGTCTCGCGGGGCAGCTTGAACCAGGTGGACCCGAACTCGCGTTCGCAGTAGACGTCCCAGGTCGGGTATCCGAGGACTGCCCAGGCGCGGTCGGTGTATGCCTTCGCGATGAGGTCCCAGGTGCGGTCAATGGTGGTGCGGATGCGCTCGGTGAGGTCACGGGCGGCCGACGGGGACATGGCGGTGGCTGCGACGGTGCTCATGACGCGGCCTGGGCGTAGTCGTTGAGGTCGCGGGTGGCCTGGCGCGCCTGTGCGTATAGGCGGACTGCCTGGTGGTCGAGCAGGTAGGTCTTGCCGACCAATCGTGCAGGGATGCGGCCGGACACGGCGAGTGCCTGGAGGGTCCGTTTGGAGACGTTGTATGTAGTCGCGGCCTTGGTGACGGTGATCTCGTCTGGCTGCTCGGGTGTCTCAGCGGTTGGTGCGGCCATACGCCCATCTTGCGCATATTCGCATAGTGCGCGCAAGCGCATCTATAGATGTTTTCGCAGATGGGGAACTTATTGGGCTTTAGTAGCAATCAGGGGGTGTTTGCGGATCGGGTCAATTTGCACCACCTTGCGAGCGTGCGCGTACGCGCATACCATGCGCATATGACCGTTGCATACGAAACCGGGACTATCCCCCCAATGCGTCTGCGATACCGCCTACAGATCGCACGGGAAGAAGCCCAACTAGATCAAAGGCAACTGGCCGAAATGATGGGCGTCGGCCGGTCGGTAATTGGCAATTGCGAAAAGGGCCGGACCGTCCCCAAGAAGATTGTCCTAAACGCCTGGGCACTCGCCTGCGGTGTCCCAGTCAGTTGGTTAGCCGAGGGCGAAGGTGAGCAGCCTCCCGAGGGCGACGGGCCGTCTGTGGTGCGCCCGAAGGGATTCGAACCCCTAACCTTCTGA